ATTAGTGTTCTTGTTTCTGTATCTGTATCTAAATGAGGTGAGTAAAAATGAAAAAAAGGAAGCAGAGGCTAAGGAAGCAGAGGCAAAGAAACCGACTATTGAACAGTACGCAAAGAAGTTATCCGATACTTTTTTTGACCGAAAAATCATTTGTGATAATTCAAATAAATCAAGAGCAATTACTTTTCACTTCAAATGAAAATATAATGAATGGTGAAAAGAAAAGATCTTTGAATGTGGTCAGTACGATTGAGATCTTTTGTCCTTGATGAAAGACATATATGATAGATTCAATCGAAAAAAAGAATACTGGGAAAAAATGACAGAACAGGATTTATTTGCTATTATCGCAGGATGCAAACCAAAAATATATTAGGTATCATTTGATTAATATTATTCCTTGTTATGTGTTATGCTCTACTATGAGTATCTTTTTACAAGTTATGGGTAAAAAATAAACAAGTAGAGCTTGACGAAAAGAATGGGAATAATCAGCTGAAAGATATCACGAGAGAGTTTTGTAGTAAGTATAATGATTTATATCTTAACGATAGATAATGAAGACAATATTATTAGCGATAATTATTAGTATTTTGGCAGCTCTTTTCTTGATAAGAATACCATATCAGATTTATTGTATGTCTCTAAATTTTAAAGATATGCTGTGATATTGTCTATATTTGTTAAGGAGATAGTAGTTTTTAGCTTCTATTATTAAATAAGATGACAATAGAGAAAGTCAAAGTCAAGAAAAAGAATTCTACCCTCAGTAGGTATCTCTTTGACGAAAATAATTCTGGTGGTTATCGCAAGTATCTAGCTGGGTATAATGAGACAGATGATACGATCAAATATAATATGTGTGTAGTTGAGGCTTATAGTGCCGACGAAGCTATCAAAATATTCGAAGACTATTTCAAATGCGATATCGCAGAAGATAATAGAAACTCTTGTGAATGTTGTTGAGAGAGATTCTGATATGTATACACAGATAATCCTGATAAAGAATACAATGATATTCTGAGTATATATAATGAAGAGAAAGAACGCGTAGACGAAACTATAGAGTACTGGGAAGAGAAGGGATACAGGATTCTTTATATTGAGTATGATGAATAAAATGAAGATAACTCACAATGTAATAACAAATTATTTCTATTGTACCCATCAGCTAAGTGAAGATTTAGCTAACGATTATGTTGAGCAAAATATTCGATGAGCGTATATGCTAACTCTTTTTATGGGTATCGTTTCAGTAGTTACTATCTGTTTAGTTTTATACGCAGTATTATCTGAGAAAAAATATCTAAGAGATCTTTATCTTTTGTTTTTTGCTATATTCTTCTTTTGATTTATAGTCTCTGTGACTATGTATTACCGAGCAAGTAAAGATATTTTTAGTTTTCTATGTTAGATAAGATGAAACATAAATTCAAGAAGTGAGACATTGTAATGTATACAATGTTGAACTGAATCAAAAAGAAGGTTATGGTAATCGAGCCGCATACTAATTGATCTTATCTAGTATTAGATAAAGAGAAAGAAGTGTGGTACGCTAGAGACTATAGCCTTAAGAGAATACCTAAGGAATCAAATGAGGAAAGTTCCTCATAATACAGCAGTAGCTCAGTTGGTAGAGCAGAGGTCTCCAAAGCCTAAGGTCGTTGGTTCAAGTCCAGCCTGCTGTGAATGTGCGACAGTAGCTCATAGGCTTAGAGCGCGGGACATTGTTCCTGAGGCGGCTGGTTCGAGTCCAGTCTGTTGCAAAAAAAATTCTAGGATTTCATCCCCTGCGATTCTTGTGACCGCTGCCACCCGGAGTTTTCGGCAGATAGACCAAGATAGCAGGGGGTGTTTAGAGGATTTTATATACTAAAATATACGATTATGGAAATTCGACTTAAGGTATTCGTGTATACGATTTTTGTGTGTTTCCTGTTTTGGTTTTCTTGAATATTGTATAAAATTTTATATAAGCTTGTACCAAGTGATCAAGAAGATTTGTGTAATGTTATAATCAGTGTCTTCTTCTTATGAATGTTATTCTCTTCATTTTTATATATGTGTAAGTTATAACAATGAGCGACTTAGAAAGAGTACTAACTCATCTTATGGAACAAGGATGGGATCCTTGGGGGATAGATACTGTAGATATTGACTTGTTTAGGGTAGATTTTAAACGGAAAAATATTCATATTTGACATATGGATTATAGTAATCCAGAAAAGGAGAATTACGAACAGGAATTCAAAAGCTTCAGAGAGTTGGTGAGTCTCGAGAGCGGTCTACGACAGTTTGTAGTCGAGACAAAAAGATTTAATAGAAATCTAAATGTATGGACAAACCACGGAATGGAGAGAGAATATGATATTTATGATCACACATACTGGGTCATAGAGTCTGCTCTCTGTATAGAGGAAGATTTACCAGAATTTTTAGTTAATAACATAATGGTTTCTGATGACCGAAAGCCAAGTAATTCTGATTAAAGCACCGATCTATATGCTTTTTATAATCCTAAATGTAAAAATACATATACGTATTCGAATTTATTTATTTAAAAAACTTTGAGAAGAATATGAGATACCTTTATTATTCGGCGTGATTGTCTCATATAGTTTAACTTCGTTGTTTGTTTGCGACGTTTTATTTCATTAGTATATTTTAATAATGCACACACTAGAAGAAATCTTAACTGAATTAGTCAAGAGATGACGACAGCCACGAGGAAAATTTGTGGTTAAAAGATTGGTTGCTTCAGCAGAGAATGGAGTAATCATCCATACTAACGACTCAGCATTGTCGTATAGTATCAGAGACTTAGTAAGCGGCGAGTCTTGACTTTGGAAATTTATTTGCCAGAAGAAGTTGTATAAAGATCAAGATACTATGCGAGAGTATGTAAGCAAATCTTCAATTAACATAGGGTATTTCCCACGTAACGAAGAGTACCGACAGCTCTGCTGTGCTGTGATAGACAAAGGAGATATTGAGCAGTTTTTAAATGATAACCTTAAACTATAAGATGAGAAAGATACCAGACATTAGCGAGTATAAAAGGACGATATCGTCACTAAATGGAGCGATAGTCGTTTTGGAAAATGAGAAAAATAAATTGAAAAAAGAATTAGTTAAATACGAAGCCAATGCAACATTTGTAAATGTTATGGGACTTACCATTCTCTTCGCAGGAGTGGTAGCGATGGGATATATAACTGCTTGTCTTGTACAGCTATGAATTATATAGTTTTATATGTTATAAATATATCAATGGAATTAAAAGAAGGACAATTAGTAAAGGTACAAAGGAGCGGTGTGATAAAAGAGCTTGATGGTAATAACGCCATCGTGGACTTTGGTACCGTTAAAGATATTGTAATCAATAATCAGTCTATCGACGTAGATCTTCTTGTACCAGTATTGTCACAAGATCAGAATACTTATACGTTCGGAGAAGTTATCTCAGTGAGACCTAACAAAAGACACTGGAAAGACGTGATCTATGTAGGTAGGGACGAAGCTACTGGTAAGGTTCTTTGCGTAAGTCCTGAGGCTTATGAAAATTGTATTGCTGGTAAGCAGACGGTTATTGTAGCTTATGATAATCACCAAAAGAAAACAGCTAGACCGAGATTTACTAAGAAATATATTGCTGGTAAACTTGGTCTGAAAGACGACGCTTTCGATATTGAGGATTAGTTTTAGATAATTATTGTATATTCAATGGAACCTAAAAAGAAAGGGACGGATAATATTCTAAAGATATGAGATCACGTGTTTCATATTATTGAAATAACTAAAGAAGCTATAAAGTGAGAGATCGTCGCAGAGTATAAGGACGGCTTCATTCTGAGAGAATTGTATACCGACAATTACATTATAGCTGATAAGAAAACGTTGACGCCTTGTCCAGATACTGAGAGGAAAGTAAACAAAAAAAGGTTTCAATATGATTGAATAGATATGGCGTTTGCTTGGTTAGCTGGTATCATTATTTGAGGAGTATTAGTTTATTTATTTATGACGAAATAACTATGGAACAAAAACCAAGAGCAGTAATCAATTTCCATATCGATTGAGGAATTGAGAAATACCATACTACTCAATGGCCTTTAATGGTATTCTGCAATATAGGAGAACTTATGTCTCGCAATATGGGATCTAAGAAAAAAATGATTAAGAGTCTTCTTGAAACAGGAGTGATATGAGAATGACATTGACCCTGAGAATATAAGCTTTTCCATATAGATATTGAAGAAGACACGATTACACTTGCATACACTGATCGAGAAACACAGGAATTGAAACCTATAAATAAATACGTATTCTTTGAGGAGGAAGTGGATTGAGAACACGTTTGGAAGTATACAGACGTTATCGGTACTTGTCCTTGGATAGCGGTAGAGGTATTGTGATGGAGAGACTGAGTAGCCTATTACAAGGATAAGAACTGAGATAGACATTCTGTATATAGCTGAGAGCTTATACCGAAGGACGCTATGTGTAAGGATGGTGAAGTCCATAGAGTAAAACAGGTCTGAGATTATGACTATGAAATCATAGAGAGTCTGTGACATATTTAGTTTTAATTATTACCCAACATATAAAATGACAATTGCGATTAAGAAGTATGCTCCTAAGGAGCAGCCACTAAAAATCCTCTTGGCGGGTGGACCGGCTAGAGGTAAAACAACGGCAGCGTCTACGCTACCAAATCCTATTTTTATCTGTGCTGAGAATGGTTTGCTTTCGATCGCGGATAAAGAACCGCTGATGATTGAAACAAAAACCATCGAAGACGTAAGAGAAGCATTGACGTATCTTAAGAGATACTTTGCTACTCCTATTGAGCAGAGGACTTTGAAGATTGAGACAGTAGTTATTGATACACTCTCATCATTAGCTGAGACGATTAGAAATAATCTTACTCAAAACGGAACAAAGAGTATGATTATGAAAGATTGGGGAACACTTGGAGACCAGTTGATGGGAGTATTCAGACAGTTTATCAATCTACCTTGTAACGTAGTTTTCCTTTGTCATACGAAAGACGTGGAAGATGAAAAAGAAAAGATTGTTGTACAAGACCTAGCGCTTTCTGGTAGAGCTAAGGAAGAAGTGCTTAGAGATTTCGATATCGTTGCGTATATTGATATCGATCAGAATGGTGAGAGGTATATTACTGTTAAAGAATCAGCAAAGACTAAGGCTAAATGTAGATCGAAAGCTCTTAAAGCTGTAGAGAATCTACCACTAGATTTGTCTGAGTGGATTAAGATTATCAATAACAATACCGATTTCGGTGAAGAAAAGGTTGTTGCGGAGATTTCAAAAGAAGCTCCTAGCGAAAATGCTAATACTATTTGGGAGGGTATTAAGAATGACCTTCTACAAGACGCAAGCTCAGAGAAAAAACTAGCACTGTCTGACAGAATCGATTCGTCAACTAAATTGACGAAAGAGGAGAAGGACTGGTTGCTAGACAAACTCAATGGTTGGTCTTAAGAAAAGTCATTTCAAATTCTATGTTCTACCACCGGAGGGTGGTAGAGCAATAAATGCTATAATCGTAGATGAGATGGCTCCTCTATGAGATGAGGTTTTAGATACTAAAGATTCTGAGAATGCGCCTAAAGATAGTATGCGTAGCGGACAATTCGAATCAGATGAAAGGAATGCTCAAGTACAAAATTCCAAATGATAATTTTAGAAATGATTATGTGGTATATTATTCTCCGCTTGTACCAGAAATTCAAGACAAAAATAAGGACGTTGTACTTAAAAAATTGAGAGAATATTATTCTAGCGTTGGTATAGAATATACCGACGAAGAGATCCTCAGTGAGATTATTCACGATAACCCCAATGCGGAGTTTGCGGAAATAAGATCAGGTCAGGGATTTTGGGATAGTCTTGAGCTAAATAACTGAAAGAGAACCTTCTACGCTAGGCGATGAGACATTGCCAACAAAGAAGAACTATGAGGATATGCGTATTACTTCGCTTCTGAGTATGATCTCTTTGACGAAGTTAGAGGGAAGTGGCTCGTCAAAAGTGAAAACGAAGAATTGATAAAGGAAATGGTATCACGTATCCAACCTGAATTATGGATTTTTATTTGCGAAGCAGAAATATAATGGTAGATTCATACGTTGAGAGGAACAGAGGATATCTTACAGCTTCTAAGATGAAGCTGTTTATAGAATGTCCAGAACTCTATAAGCTTGTATATATCGATGAGGTAGATACAAGCGGAGTAAAGAAGATTGATGGTATTGAGAACGGGAAAATCATTGATGAGTATCTGCTTACTCCAGAAGTTTTTAACAGTCATTATCTTATCAATGATAAAAAAATGTTAAAAGCTGATTATGTAGCAGCGCTTACAGAAATGGGAGCTGAGCTTACTGGTAAAGAAACGGTAGACCAGTTAAAGGAAATATATTGCGGAAATAAGGAAGTGCTTACAGAATCGAAAGCTGCGATGGTAAGAGGAATTGAAAATGAGATTAACCGCCAGCCATTGTGGAAATGGAAGCCTGAGAATTGTAAGTATGATTACGAACACCAAGTAGAACTTATTATGGACTACAAAGGAATTAAGCTTAAAGGTACAGTTGATAGGCTGCTTGTAGATCACGATAATAAAACTATAATTATCAGGGATCTGAAAACGACTTCTCAAATGTATTTCAATAACTTTGAGGAAGATACCAGCTTCCTAACAGAGCTTACTCGTAGAGATCCTTATAACTATTACCTTCAAATGTATATGTATAAGTTCCTTTGTGAGAATCTTTATAAAGGATATAAAGTCACTGATATTATTATCGACGCTATCGGTACTGCTGATCCATACTTCTATCAGGCTATTAAATTAGACCTTGTTGAAGTACAGGATTATAGAGATACGTTTGATATTACTGTAGATCATATAATTAAGTACGAAGAATCTCCAGAGAAGTATACGATTATCAATAGAGAGAAGCTAGCTAGTAATAGATACTATAAGCTAGACGCTGACTCTAGTGTACAAAAAGAATTCCGTATTGCGAAAAGAACTTCTGTTCCTGAATATGGAGAAGGAGAAGTTCCGCTAGATTATACTAATTTACTTTAATTATTAATTCATACTATGAAGTACATTGAAGATTTAGAGAGGATTGAGTCCTCAAAGCAATTTAAAATCGACAACGAACAGACAAAAGCTGATCTTGCCGCTACTCTAGTCATCAATACGATGGCAGAGAATTGGGAAGATATTACAGAAGATGAAGTTCGTACAAGTCATTATCTTAGGACTATGCTCCAAGAACACTGCTTCACTATGGCAGATCTTGGAATGGTACCAAGCGAAAAGATGATGAAACTCGTGAGAGCTATCCAAAATGAGGATGGAACTTTTATATCTTAAATAGAGAGATATGCTTATTAAACAAGTAAACAGCTTCGACGAAGATGATATGACTTCAAGCATAGAGATCTACTTCGATGAAGATAGGAAGTTTGAAGTATATGAATCTGAAGCTACAGAAGACAATAACTTAGGAAGGAACTTTATGGATTGTTATGAGATTCTTAATCTCCTAAGAGAAGTCTATGAGCTTGGTAAAAGATGAGTTGACGTTGTATTCCAAGAAGAGGATAATGATTAATGTTTTATTTCTTATACTATAATTAAATGTCAGAAACACTAGAGAATGTAGTAGCTGTTGAAGCCATTAGAGAGGCCGAGGAAGTGGCTAAAAAAGAGGTTGCTATTGAAGTTGCAACTTCTGTTGAACCAGAGAGTTTGTAGTATTTCCCACAAAGAGAGGTGGGAAAACAATACGGAGCCTTTATTTTTTTGTTCGGGTATGTATGTTAACGACACACGATTACCTGAAATCTATTAAGATTGACCGTTTCCCGAAGGAGACGGTCTACCTTGTAGATTTCAAGAAGAAACCAGAGAATAATAAGATTATTTTTACAATGAGAGACTTGGTAAATCGTATCATCGTAGGGAAGCAAGATAGGTTTTGTAATCCTACGTATCACGATCTGAAGTCAAAGACCTGATATATGTCAAAGGTAGGATATTTCTTTGACAATAAATTCGATATCAAAAAGCCGATACTCATTACTGAATGAGAGAAAGATTGGCTCACTGCTTGGTCGCTGTGATACAATGCAATAGGATTACAGTGAGTAGCTGGTCTGAATTTATTGGTAAATAATCTTTATATTCTAGGAGCGAGGAAGCTCGCTATTCTTGTAGACCAAGATATCCCCGCAGATAATGCAATCTTAAGGATAGAAAGAAGAGATATCTGCTGGGACGTAAGATGAGTCTTGTGAGAGTACAAGGATCTTTCAGACGCATATGTAGCAGGTAAAACACTAGCGTATGTTATGAATGAAATAAAGGATGAGAATAACTTGGAAAAGAAACTAGGTGCATTTACACCGGTTAAGAAAAAGAGGTTACCATCTGCTCCTTCGTTAGACTTCAATGGAATATCGGCTCTTGACGTAGTCGAGGCTTTGTATCCTAAGTTTACGTATAGGAATGGGAGAATGTATGAAGACTGAAAGGAGCTTTCAGGATACCGTTATTGGAAAGCCAATAATGTTATGAAAGACTTTTCATTCAAAGACCGTCCTGAGTGAAATGCTTGGAAGATTGCTTACGAGTACTTCGGCAACAAAAAAGAAACAGTAGAGTTTTTAAAAAGATATTTATAAAAAATGCAGTACGATAGTTTTGGGAGAGCGTATACAATGGATAGAAAAGAGGCTTACCTTCATAGGGTAGAGGATAAATCCGCGAAGGATTTTATGCGTACGCAACAATCCTCAATCGCTTATGTAAAAATGTTTAATTTTTATTATTACGACAAACATATCAAGATTTATCGACTTCCTCCAAAGTACAATATGAAAGAGAGGGTTAAGCTGCACGATGAGATTCACGTGGAAGACGTAAACCATTTCTTTGAATGATCTGATAATCCAATCTTTGCTACACTTTCTGAGTGACAGGCGAAGACAATCAAGGATATTACGGATAATATGAAAGCAAGCACGAAGACCAACCTCATACTTTCAGAGGTATGAACTGGAAAATCCTTATTAGCTCTCGGTATTATCGCTACAATGAAAAGAAAAACTTTAATCATTGTACCATCTGAAGCTATCGGACAAGGTATGTATGATAAAATCTCCCCGTATGCTGAAACTAAATTTACAAACGGGGAGTGAGTTAGGAAGCTTCTTAAGAAGTGAGAGAAGCTTCCTGACGTTCTAATACTTCATAGGCAATCAGCAGTAAACCTATGGGAGTATATAAATGGTGTGTATGATATTATGATTAACGATGAGCAGCACCATCTTTCTAAAGGTATGATTATGCTTTGTAATACTTGGAGAGGGAAACGGATTATCGGTCTGACTGGTACTCCATTCAGAAGAGAGATTACAAGAGAAGATATTGAGAAGTATTACTTCGATGAGTCTTATGAAACTGGACTGGAGTCGCTGCCGCTTGTAGTATTAACGTATAAATACAAACATACCTACACCGCAGAAGACTGGATTAAAGCTTCAGAGAATCTCAATCCTGAGTCGGTAGAGGTACAGAGAATGCTGCTTCATAATAATGATGATAGGATTATAGAACTTAAAAAAGTTCTAACAAGACTTTATGAACTCTGACTGAGGAAGTTTATGGTCTTTACTGACCGTAGGAATACCTTAGAGAAGATAGCTTCGTATTTCAGAGATCCTATCTTAGTTCACTGAGATAGTGATAAGAAAGCTGTTCTTGATGAAATGTCGAGTAGAGAACAATACCTTGCTCTTGGTATTGTCTGAGCCTCTGGGGAAGGTTTCGACGCACCGTGAGTTGAGGTAGGTATTCTTTTCTATTCTACAACAAATCCTTGACCTATCATTCAGATGACTGGTAGAGCAAAGCGTTTCGCAAAATGAAAGACGAAAGCGTATTGGGTAGACTTCCAAGAATACTCTAAGATAGAACCGAATACCTATAAAACCTTTGGTGCCGCCGATAGAATGAGATTCTATAAAGAGCAGTGATGGGAAGTAAAAGAGCTGATGAATGTAAAAAGTCTTGAATAAAAATATATTTTAATTAATATAGGAGGTAGTTTTACTTCCTATTTTTTTGCGTATGGCTACAGTACTCTCACCGTCCACGTTCTCCTCGTTCCAGCAATGTCCTTTCCGCTGGAAGAATTCTGTATATGAAGCAGATCCGTTGAATACTATCCACGGGTCATTAGCGAATGCTGCAGCAGCAGCGGCAGTTTCTGGGACGAAGAATTCTCTAAAACCTTGGGTTAGGTATTACACTGATACCATTAATCCACTTCTTCAGAAGAAGAAACAGATAAGCGAAGAAGTTATCAAGTCAGGTATGACTGGTATCTACGCTTACATAAAACAATTTGTAAATGAAAAGTTCCAAATCTGGCAGGAACAGAAAATCGAATATCCTTTAGGAGACGTATGGATTTCTGGTACTCCAGATATTATCGTTATTTATAACGAGCCAAATCTTGAAGACGGTATCGTTGCTGAGATTATTGATATGAAATGCTGATCAAGCTCTTGGTACGACGGACCAGATATCCGAAGAGAGAACGCTCAGTGGTACTTTTATCCCCGGTTTATTTTTAAACAGCGACACCCGGAGATACTGTCGTTAACGAGTTGACGAACGAAGAAGCCTAAGATAAAATTTACATTCCTCGTTATGGATAAGAAGTCTTGAGAGGTTCATCCATTCTCTAAAGTACTGGACGAATCTGTGGTTGACACGAATGTAACTCACAATGTCGGAGAATTTATGGATATCAAATCCAAAAACCTAGATAATAAAGATTACCCTGCGAAGCAGTGTAGAGGTTGCGGTATGTGTCCAGTAGCTGATATCTGTCCGCTTATGCAAAAGGATTTAACCGCTAAAGAGATTATCAATGAGTTGTTCTAAAGTTTACATTTCTGAGGCTGAGTTTCAGTCCGCAGTTATCAAGAGATTGAAGGACTTAAAATTCTACGTCAGGAATATCCCGGATATTGGGAACGTAAGAAAACCCTTTGACGTCTCTGTAAATTACAGTTGAATCTGAGGGGCGCTTGAGCTGAAGATCATTAAGACAGCGAAGGCACCCACTCCTGAAAGTGTATACAAAATGTTATATCCTCATCAGGTTGCAAACTTATTTTTGTTTAAAAATTGAGAAAGTCAAGGGGTTTCTTTCGTAATGGCGTACTATGCCAACTCGAATTTGACCTACGTTTACGACGTCGTAGGTGAAGAGACCTCAGTTCGTCTCGAGGAACTTGGGAGTTTTTTTCTAAATTCCGAAGAATTCAAGGAGTTTTTTTGCTTGAAATTTCGTGATAGAATATTACAACTAAGTCGTAATTTTAGTTCTTAACCAAGAAGCCAGAATGGAAGTTATAACCTATTATCAGGTAGGAGACTATCTGATAAAAGAAGTTCCAACAGCAGACTGAGGTTCTGAGTTTACAGTGAAAAATCTGGTAGCAGATGATCTGTACGAAGAAATGATCTATGGTTGGCAACCCTTCATAAATCCAGCAGCAACCTTGCAGGAAGTTGTGAATACTATCTATCCCAATTCGGGACCTTTAATCTTTAAGAAAGCAAAATAAAATGAAAGTCAATGAGATGAGCCTAGTAAAGATACTAGGAGAAAAGAAATGGTTAAGGATAACAGAATCAAAGAAGACGACTAAAGGTTGGAAGTTCGTTGGATATGAAGACGATCCAATCGTAAAGAAGAAAAAGAAGGAACCTATTTTGGTTAACTCAGCTGGAGAAGAAGTGGTTGATCCAAAGAAAGTTAGTGCTGAATGGAGAAGACACTTCCGTACTACAGCAAAAGCTCTGGTGTTCTGGAGTTGAGAATGTGATGATAAGCTCGACTTAGCATAACCTTTTATTTATTATGTATTACACAATGTTTGAATCACTGAGACAAGTTATTGGTGGCTTCATAGACTACAACAAGAATAGGAGAAGCCAACTAGAACTTATTAAGGAAGCAAGGAAACTTATCGAAGAATCTAAGAAAGTGGAAGGATTGAAAGAATTTATTGGAAGGAAATACTACTTCGTAAGGCCTAATGGTGTTGTCGAGGAGTGTACAATGAAGAAAGTTTTCATTACTCTTGAAGACGATAATGTTACCATCTCTGCTGAAGGTGAGAGAGGAGAGTATTATACTGATAGATCATTCTACTCTAAGGAAGACGCTATTCATCTTGGTCAATTAGTCGCTGGTACTTATATGAAGAACTTGGTAGATGAAAAAGAATACCTCGAAAGAGAACTTGATTTTGTAAATAGAGCTATCGATACTGCTAAGCTGCCACCTGAGGAACAGAAGAAAAAAATGCAAGCGGCTGATGAGAAGATTGTTTCTGAATGTAAGGAAGAGAAATGTAGTAAGAAATGTCAGGAAGAGAAGTGTGAAAAGAAATGCAATAAAGAATGTGCGCCAGAACCTAAGAAAAGAGGTAGAAAGAAGAAGACTTTAGTTGCTTAACTCCATCTACACAATGACAAACAAAGAACTATTACCAATCACTAAATGAATGTACGCAAAGAAATCTAGGTGACTACCAGTTCTGTATGCTCCACTACAGGCTATGGATCACTTTATATCTATCTACTGTAAGAGTAGTAAAGGTATTCCTTGTGTATGGGATGAATTAAAGGAACACTTTAAAAAGAAGATTATTGAAAAGGATTATCAAAATGTGGAAATCGATAAAAAACAATCGCTTATGATTGAAGCTGAAGCTATGAAAATGGCTCTTGATTACTGGGATACTTTCTGGACTGCTGTTGAGAATGTACAGGAGAAAGGAGTATTACCATTCGTAATCAAAGTAAGAAAGCTCGACTTGAAGTAGATTGTTTTAATTCGATAACCCAAAGACCTAATGGACGAAAATGTAAGAGCTTTTCTGTCCGACTTCGATAATTATTGGTACGCTCTGTACCCGCATAAAACAATCAAGTCTGACATTAAAGATATCAAAGTAAATCGTTCTCTACAAGCAGCATTAGTAATCAATGCTGAGACACCATCGAATCTGTATCTCGTACCAAACTTTAAGTATTGAGATACTAACAAAGAATGAGATCCATTAAATCTCTCAGAAGCGAATGCTTGAGATCCATCACGAATGTGTGCCTTTGTACTAGACTTCAATCTAAGTTCTAGCCAAAGTAAAAATATGGATGAGTTTCTAAAAGAGATTAGAAACAAGCTCGCTAAAAGACTTATATGGAAATATAAGTATATCGTCAGGACACCTAACGGATACCACGTATATTTTGTTATCAAGAAGTGAGAAAGAAAACAGGCTTCTACATTATTTAAAGACTCTTACTTTTCTATTCTTAATAGATTAGCTAAAGAGTTATGAGCAAATATCGACCCTAAGCTTACAAAAAGAAAAGGAGCGTTATATAGAATGCCGGGATCTGTCTACTGGACACTTGAGGACAAGCACGAAGTTAATTTTGTTTCTTTTACGAAAGATGAAATCGGCTGCACAGATATCTCTGCAGTTGAAGATTACATTAGAGAAGTAGAGAAATGAGAGGAGCGAGAAAGGACTATTAAAAAAAGATATGGACAGGTAGCATTTAACAGTGTGATGAACATACCTTTAGAACTTTTCAAGCAATCCCTGGGAAACAGAGATGAATACTATATCGACAATGAGTCAAAAACTGTTACAGGTATGATAGGTTCCAACCTAAAAGAAATGCCTGTTGGTACACCATATCAAGTAGCTTGGCACGCAAGTTGACAAGAAGAGAAAGCTACGATGAGATACCTCATAGACAATTACGAAATAGAAGACCAGTCCCTTACCTCTTGAGAGATTGATTCAGAATGAGTATCCTACAAATTTATTGGTAATGGATATGAAATTCTCTTTCAAGGACCTATGGTACAATTGACACAACAAGTTGTAAGCCCCAAAGGAGAACTTGCAAATAAGACAAAAATTATCTTTCGTAATCGTATGAAGATTATCGGGAAGTGATACACAACAAAGTCTAGCCTTTGAGAAAGTATAACACCAACTTTGGCTTTAGTGGTTGAAGTTGATGGGGTGGAGAGAATTCTTTACCAGCAACCCTCAAAGTCTGCACACAATAAGCAGTATACTGACGTGTTCTTCTTCTGAGATGATAATGACCTTGGTCTCTTTTATAATGGTATCGTGTCAGACGACAATATCCCAGTGCTTAATATTTACGAGAGGACGGGATATTACGACTGAGATATGGTATTCTGAGACAGAATGCTTATATGAGACTCTGAGTTATCGAGAGTGTTATTGTGAGAAAACGAATTTAGTATTTGTAGCCACGATGGACAAATTAGTGTTTACGAATACTTTAGTAGATTTAAGAAATGTTATAAAGAAGAATTTGCTGTACCACTATTCCTCTGTGCATTAGCACTGGCTGGTATGAACTTATGGAATAGTCTTGAAGTAAATCCTGCGGTCTTGGTATCTGGTACTACTGGTTGTGGTAAATCTACAGTAGCTGCACTATTAAAGAAAATGCTTTGATACGAAGCTTCTGTTAGAGAAATGGCACTTCCATCAGTATCTCCTCAGCCTTTGAAACAATTGGCGAGTGATAATGCAATCCTTTTCCTAGAAGAGCTTACTGCTAAAGTATCTCCTTATACAGAAGAATTGCTTCGTAATATCGTTAACCGTGACAAAGCTGCTAGAGGAACTTTGGATTGAACAGTATGGCGAAATTTCCGTTCTCCACTTTGGGTAAACGGAGAAAGAACGTTTAAAGATGAATCATTAAATAACAGATTTTGTGGTTTCATTATGTCTTCAGACTACTGGTTAGAACACGGTTGAGAAGAAATAAATGAGCTATTAAAATATACCGCTTATAGAGAAATCTATGAGACCTACAACACATTATGATACAGTATTAACGACAAGCTAATGTACTATAAGAGCCAACTCTTAGACAGTGGCTTGCCATCAAGAGCTTGTGACGTCTGGTCGTATATGTTCGTTGTAAACGATATCTTTGATTTTGGATACAGTTTCAATACTTTGCTTGGCTATGTAAAGACTCATCTTTGAAAGACTGGTCTTGGTACTAAGAAAGTAAAAGATCCTGTATGAGCATTCTCTAAGTTAGTATCTGCTGCTATCATTAATAGGAAAATGTCAGCAACAATTACTAACTCAAGATATATCAAAGGTAAACCTTATATTATTATGACTATCATCTACCTAGATAGTGACGTGTATCAGATGAACAGAGGAGCTTTATACTCGGCAGTTGACGAGTTAAATAAAGAACTCTGAGAAGAGCTGATAGAGATCGATGACACTGCCATTACTTTTTATCTTGAGAATACCAGAGTCTCTGGTAAACGATGAAAAGATGAACAGTATTTAATGGCTGAAATTATTGAGTCTACACTTGGTATGCTTCCTACAAATATCAGAAGCAATATCAGAGGTATCCAATATGTTGATCGAGATAACTTTTAAATCCTAATTAGTATGCACAGAAAGAAGTACATTACAGTCACTAAGAAACTTCAGGGTCCTGTTGAGAAGACGCTCTGGTGACTAGCGGAGGCACACTATGAGAATACGAGACTTGTTTCGATCTCGGAAGTGCCTCTGACTTGATGGCACAGAAGTGCTGAGGAACTTAGGGAGTCTGTAGTTGGGTGTCTTGAATGATACTCAGATGAAGGAGCGGATTGGTTCACACTAGCCGTTCTTGCTAGAGATAACTTCCTAGAACTCCTCGATAGGGCGGAGTAAAAAGACTTGCAAAATCTAATATTTTGTATATACTCTTACCTATGTGATAGGTCGCCTCTCGTGGAGTGAGATACCTCCCTTGAGAAGGTTTATCTTTATACTATTATATGAGACGATTTAAGAACATTCTTCTACTTCTCGCTTGACTTCTATTGATAATGCAATGGATTAAAGCGGATGAAGAAGGAGATCTAGCGGTAAATGAAGAGCTAAAAGAGGAAATAACATTAGAAAATACTCAAGAGCAGATTCAGGAAACGCTGGATTACAAAGCAAATTTAATCATTACTGTTGATAAACTCGTAGGGAACGAAAGTATTTCCGAAGCGATTGTCAGCAGCTGCATTGAGTATACGGAAGATGAAATTCTTTGTATTAAGAATGTTATCTGAGTAGCCAGTGCAGAAAGTTCTGTGTTCAAAAAGGCTATGTATCCTTCTAATAATTGATTCTGATTTATGGAAAAATGAGTCAAAAAGAGGTTTACGTCAGTAGAAGAGTCTATATCGTTCTGGGTTAAACGATATGAAGATAAGAAATGGTGGAGGTATACGAAATGATCTAGCTGGTTAAAGGCTAGATATTGTGCTTCTGCTTGTACCTATCGAGTAGGTAATTATAACTCAGCAATCCAAAAACTAGGATTGTAAAACAACAATTGACCTATCACATTTTAAATCTTAAATTATTACGAGATGACTGAAGAACTAAGCTTTGGAAACCATCCTTGGATTTACAAGGTAATCAGGACGCCAAATCCAAACTATGATGAATTGGTAAAAAATAATCCTGAGCATATAGAAGATATCCCTACAGAGATCTACTATATCGGTGAGGTTACTTTTAAGGATATAAGACCTGAAGGTAAGATGACTCCTGAAGAGATTATGGAGAACATTACTAACTGGACACTTAGGCCAGTACAATTAGACTTCTTTGATGGAGAAGCTTCAGCTATTGAAGAGCTAGAGACTATCCTAGAAGATCTAAAAAAATACCCTTGAGTTTTAGATACAGAGAAATATTTGAATGGAAAAAATAAACACGAAGGAGAAGCTGAATAATCCTATGAGAGTAGATATGGTTGCTGAGCTTCAGAAAACAATATCTACAGACCTATTCCCTGTGATGATATACGACCAGTCTGAAGTAGAGTTCGAAGAAGACAAAGCTAGAGGACTTGTTAAGGTATACGTGAGAGGAGAATATATCCAACATTTAAGAAAGGAACAGTGGGAAAGATTCACAGTGCAGAAACCTGATCATTTATTTATTTAACAACAAAATAACCTATGCTAATTAAATTCAAGAAACTATCAGAAAACGCTGTTATGCCTAAGAAAGGTAGAGAAGGAGACGCTTGCTTCGATTTGTACGCAGCAGAGGACGCTTACCTTGTACCGGGAGAAACTAAGATTATCAAGACAAATATCGCTATGGAAATTCCTACAGGATATTTCGGAAAGATTTACACAAGGAGTGGTATGGCAAGTCAAGGTGCAGCTACTGATGGCGGAGTTATCGACTCTAATTATAGAGGAGATATCGGAGTAATTTTGAGAAACCTCTCTAACGAAAGAAAAGAATTCTTCGTAGGAGATAGGATTGCGCAGCTCGCTATCCATAAAGTAGAAGAGGTTGAGCTTGTTGAGGCAACAGAACTTTCTGATACAGAAAGAGGTGAAGGAGGTTACGGTAGCTCTGGAGTTTAATTCTTTCTAGCTTATACGAATGAGTAGAGAGGATAAACTAAAAGCCATCCACGATAAGATGGCGAAGAAAAGAAATGTAGGAGATGAATTCAGATGAGACTACTACATTTACGAAGTGAACTTCGGAAATTTTACTGACTACATTTACTGTAAAAGTTTACACAAGAAGTTTACAGTAGAACAATTAGCTAAGATATGGACTAACTTGTGAGAGGATATTAACTCTCAAACGGATGAATGTATTGATTTTGTTTATTCATTACTGTAATACAATGGTATTCAAAAAGAACAGCGATCTTACTATAGAAAATCAGATCGTAAAAGAACTACAAGAAGTACGAGAAACATTCTCTGTACTAGCAAGAGCAGACATTATATCAGTTACGAGAAAGAAGCCAAGACGTGGCTTCCCTATCGAAGAACCACTAAGGAAATTCCTTGAAAGGAATTTCGACAGTAATCCTCTTATGAAGAAGATGACTGAAGTACTTTGATTTACCGATATCGAATACTATCCAATCTACAGTCGTACTTGAGTAGGTCGTAGAAATACTGGAGCAACTTGGTCTAAAAGACTAAAATGCTGGGAGTATACTAGAGGATACGTTGATAAGGTTTTCGATAATCTTGTCTCTTGATATCCTCCTATGGTATCTTGGCTTATGATTAACTGACTAAAAATGTCTGACTGAACTGACGCACTAGAATTTTATATCAAAAAATGGTGGGATGATTACAATAAGAAATGACTCTTTGAGCGCTGAAGATATCGCTAAAGCAGAGGAACTACAGAGGAGATATGTAGAACGCACTCGTAGAGAAGCAATACCAAACTCTCCATCTAGTACTCTTTATGTTCCTGTATCTACTGTTCTCGATCAGAATGAAGACTTCTACAAGAGAAGAGAAACTCAATATAGTCCTCAAGTTACTGCAGGATATCTGTCTACAGAAATTAAAACAGAGGAACCTGTTGAGGTAGAAGAACAAGAAGAGGCTGCTGTAGATCTTAATGCCTTAGATGGAGAGGAAGAAGATCCTGAGACTGAAGAAGATGAGGAAACTGAGGAGGAAGAAGAGTCTGAAGAGGCAGTTCTAATCTGAAAAACAGTCAAGGAACTTAAGGATATTTACAAAGAGAAAGGTTGAAAGAGAGAGGTGAGGAATGTTAATAACAAACAGTATCTCGTCAATTTAATTCTTAAACTGAAATAAGGTTATGGCACACAATAAGAAAAGTAAGAGTAATGCCGAGAAAATAGACCAGCTTATAAATCTTGTAGGTTGACTTGTTGGGAAGATTAACGATATCCAATCACAAGTCGATGGTATAAAATCTGCTCCAGCTGAACAGCAAGTAGATATGAAACCTGAGTCAATAAGAGAAACAGAAAGACAACTTTCTGTTATGGAGACGCCTTACAAGGTTATGGAGGTCAGCGGTATTATTCGTGATTACGGTCCTGATGGTATGCCTACAGAAATCAAGACCTATATGGGGCTTGGTAAGACTTTCAAGAATAAGGAAGAGGCTTTCGCCTATGCAGAAAAAGCAAAGCAACTAAATCCGGGAATGCTACTCGACGTAGTCCCAGTATAATTTTACATTTATAAATAGTATAATGGCAGCGAAGAAGAAAACAGAATTAGTAAAAGCTACGGTTAAGCAAGTAGGAGATCTTCAGAAGATCCTCGTACAAGCCATCAAGACTCCTATGAAATGGGAGACTGCTCTAGCTTTCGAAGCGTTCCTTAAGGTTGTTGATGAGGAAACTCAGAGAGTACTAAAGGATATTAACTTTGAAGAAAAGAAAAAGGAACTTGGTGACAAGCTCAATAAGGAACTTGAGGAGCAGGTTGCTAAGGAAACTGATATGGCTAAGCTTAAGAAAGAGACTATGTCTGCTGAGGATATCAGAAAGAAGGTATTGGAAAGAATCCAAAATACAACTGCTAAGAATGCAGAGGACGAATTGAATGAATTGTTTATGAACTCTGAGATTGAGGTCCCTGTACTAAACTACAAACTAGACGAAACACTCCCAGCTATGTTTAACTTCGTAGCTAGAGATTTCGATCTTCCATTCTTCAAGTTCTCCGTGTAAAGAGAATATAAAAAAGACTGTAGGTTTACACCTGCAGTCCTTTTTTTGAAGTCCTATTTACCACGTGTTCCAAATACGTGGATTTTTTAAAGTTGCCTCTTTTTATGTTAGAGGCGAAACATTACTATTCAGGTTTTGATTCTAAGAAATACTCACCGTAGTTCTTCACAAGTTCCCACTCAGCTGAGTGTACCCCGTGTTTCCAAAGTGGGTAGTTTCTCTTAACCACACCGAAATATGGAGCGTATCCGTCCTTTCTTTTTACTGGTACTCCGTTGATAACTGCTCCTGAATTACCAGCCTTAAGGTCGGCAATAGTAGCAGGAAGATCAACAAGAGCTTCTACCTTGTGATTATCTTTATCAAAACCAGTTGTTAGTTCTTTGAGGACTTGTGTTTCAACTCCGTTATCAGCACCCTTTGTTTTAAGAGTTCTGAATTTAACTTTAGCGGTAATTGGGAAAGCCATAGTTCTTTTACTTATAAGAATAAATATATATCAGATTCCTCGTATTTACCTAGGATAGAGGAAGTTGATACCATTAAAGGTAATTCATAATCCATTTAGGAGCTTGTTGCTTCTCTACGGTAGGCTCTGCTGAAGCAGATCCCACACTGTCAGGATTACTTTTTTTGAAGTTCTCAACCAAGAGCTTAGCCTTTTCGGTAATCTCCTGTTGCTTATCTTCTGGAAGATTTTTGAAGTCTTCGGATTTCATAAACTCAAGTACCTCTCTAATCTGGGCTTTTTGTTCGTCCATTCTCTTAAACACTAATATCTAAAAGTCTACTCTCAGGTACAGATTCAGAGATCTTTACTACCTGAATAGAAGTAGCTGCACCATAAGCATTACCATCAGCACCTTCAAGTGTCATCATATATCTCTCATTGTAGTCGTTCGCAGGAATAACTCTAGGGTCATTCGTTCTCATATCAGGTTTTACAGTCAAGTAGATTTCTACTCCTGATCTTCTAACATTGAGATTGTATGATCTTGAGAATGAGAATCCTGTTTGCTCGAGAGTCCAACCAGCAGCTGTATAGCTATTAGTCATCTTCTCTTTATTCCATTGGTCAGGCCATAGTCTATTGAATGGAGGGTTATCAAACTTATCCATACCAGACAACCATACCTCACCACAGTCGTATTTGAAGTCGGCTAGTTCCATAGGCGCTCAGTTGGCGTCGTGCCAAAGTCCTGCTCTGATAGCATTACAGGTTTGTTTACCTGTTACGTAACAAGAGTAGGTTATATTATATACTCACGGTTCGTTAATAGTAAATACACCATAAGACTTAGGCTTACCAAAAGCCTCTGTTCCTCTGATTACCCAATCTCCATCGAAGTATGAGTCAGAAGTATCTACAGTTCCTGCGTCGATAGGACCTCTTGAGTTCCTATGCTTAGCATAATATCTTACGGTTCTACCTTTACAAGAGATAGCAGTTTTACCTCCAGTCCATACAGCAAGAAGATATTGAGTCTTATTACTTTCTTCAGGACATTGGTAATCCACCTCTCGCTTTCCTCAGACATTACAGAGCTTCACGTCGAAACAAGAAGCTGCACAGTTTTTATCTGTAGGCATTTTAGGGTTGATGAATGGACCATTTGGTCCGCTTGGTCTCCATACCAACGTTTGAGGTCAAGCCTCTTCGATATCGATACAGTATAATCCATCGTGTGAGCAAGATCATTTTACCTTAGAGTCTAAGGTTCAAGGATTTTGGTCACCTCTTGACGCTGCTACGAGACGGTCTCAATCATTACAAACACAAGGACTAGCGACCTCAAGACAACCGTTCGAAGTTACGCGAAGGAATCTTTTATTAGGATCGGTAGTAGTAAATCCGTTAAGGTTTGTAATGTTATTAAGAGCGTCAACGATACACGGTCTGGTGAGCTGTTTTACTCAAGGACAATTCTCGAGCAGCTCACAGAGAGAAGCGTAGCGATGAGAGCCAGAGTTATTTCAATCTGGACAGTCTGCTACGATGACTCTCTGACAACCGAAGTTAGCGTCATTGATGGTATACTTATCGTAAAAATTATGTACAACCATTAATCTATCTTAGCAGATAAAGTATCCATTTTTGAGTAATCATTCTCTACTCCATACTTAGGGAAAGTTACCTTATCCTTAGTATACTGAGCTTTAAGCTCTTTAGTCATAGGTTGATTTCTAACTCTATCTTCAAAGTATTCTAGTGGTAATCCTTCTGGATTAGTAGCTGGGTTATTGTGCATTTCCCAAGCTAAAAGCTTTTTAATCTTATTCTCATTGCACTGCATTGTTTCATCTACTCTGCATAAAAGCGAGATAGCCGTCATTCCATACGGAATTACTAGGCATTTCATCTATTCTTGGAAGGATACCTTCCGTAGGTCCCTCGTGTCTAGGTAGAGTGTTTACAGGATCTGAATATGAATTATGAACAACGCCAATAGATTTAGCTAGTTCTGGGTTCTGTTCAATAGCCGCAGCTATCATCGCCTGTCTTCTAGCCTCAGCTCTTTGCTGACAAGGGGTACAAGCCATTACTCTTCTTTCTTAGTAGTTAAAGCTTCTTCTTTTTTCTCAGCCTTCTTTTCCTTCTTCTTAGGTTCATCTGCTTCTATTAAAGAAACTGATCCTTCAATCGTAGTTCAAAGACTCTTTTCCCACGCTTCTTTTGACAGATCGAAATCACGTCAAAACACAACGGTAGATCACGTTTCAGCGTTAATAAATTTTTTAAGCATTGCATACTAGTTGTTAGTATCTAAAACAGTTTCACATTCTGGACACTGAGTGGCTCAGTCTTCAAGCTCTGCTCAGCACTCAGGACAATTCTTCACTTCCTCTTTAACAGGGATATCAAATAGTGATTTATTCAGATTTGATATTTCATCAGATACATTCAGCAAGAGCGGAATGATTTTCTCCTTAAGATGAGCAAGCTGCTCTGTTTTGTTATTGCAACTCAATCTTGATAAAGCCATATAAGCGTCAGTGATAGCATTGTTTATTGACCTGTTTATACACATAACAGATTCCATAGAGCTATCTTCTTGAGTTGTACCAACCTGCATTTCTATCATTATAACATAAACTGATATAAAGCTTGTCTACCTCACTGCTGGAGTTTATCTTTCTCAGTCCCCTGAGGAGTAGCAGTACCAGTAGAAGTTAGATTCTCATAGATATTCTTAGGAGCAGGTGTCTGCTTCGCAACGTCCTGAGGCTTAGTGTTTTGCTGAGGAGGAGTTTCAGTCTGCGTTGTTGTCGCTTTAGGCGTCTCCTCTTGTCAAATGTATCCAAGACTTGCAGCTGCTCACTTAAGTGCTTGGATCTGTTCTGGAGAGAAAGCTTGTGGGTTCTCACCAAACTTATCAAGAGCCTGAAGGAAAATATCATTCGCAGTAGCGTCTCCGACTTTCCTGTTCCTTAGGACATCGTAGTCAGGAGTATACGATTTCACTGCTTCGTCAAACTCTTTTTGCGTTGTTCATTTATGAACTGTACCGTCTGGAGCGGTATATTGAGTATCCTTTTTCAGGATTCGTTTTCTCTTCATAAATCTTATTGACATATAAAACAAATGTAAGTATAATCATTTTTTTTGATTTTACAAGGAGAAGTTGATTAAGCTTCTCCGTACTTAGATACCTGTTTAGGTTGGAGATTTTCCCTCCATTTCTCAAATCCTTCTGGGAAAAATTTAGGTCAGATATCTCGTTTGATAACTTTTCTTTTACCGTCCCAAAGAATTTTCTCTTTCGTAAATTCTCTTGCCTGAGTACAGTCTGAATGTCTGATGATATTGATACGTTCTACAGATGGAAAGTTCCCCATAAGATACTCTACCAAATCGGTTAGTCTTTCGTACTGTTTCTCATTAGGCTCTCAGAAACCTACAACTTCAATCCCCATCATAACATAGTTTACATTAGGAGTCTTTCCCCAACTACCGTTACCAGCGTGCCAGAGGATATCTCTAGGATCTCCGATCTTACCGCATTCACCGTCTGGTCCAATTACAAAATGTACAGATACAGTATTCTTGCGGTCCTCTGGTTTAGGGGATCTTTCAGAAAGATAATTCATATTACCTTTATAAGTTCCTCCTGCAGTGTGGTGGATAACAATACCATAGCAAGGGTTTACTCATCTACTTTTTTTGGTGGTAGCAACCTTATCTGTGAATGGATACATTGTTATAAGTGTTTATTGATAAAATCGATAGCCTTCTTCTTGTCCATATTATACTGGTGATTCTGTTGTAAGCAGACTTTACGAAGCATAGAGTTCGCAAAGTTCATCGCTTGCTGCTCGTCTTCAGTACCGTATTTCCACTGGTCCGAAATAATTTTGATGGCCTTACTCAGCATATTTCTATAGTTGAGTTTAGCCATATTTTCTTTATCAGACGAGTCGAATACGATCTGCGCTCGAGATACCATCTGAGCGAGGTCAGAAGCTTTTATGTAGAAATAACCTCTATCTCCTCGTTCTTCTCCTCGAGAGTTGAGGATTTTGATTACCTGATTTTCGTCATCATAATCCACACCAGCTACAGCGTGAGGCACCCCTCATCTTGCAAATTGAGCTACTGGATTACTAGGAGTAATCTTCTCTCGGTCAATCTTATTCACATTGAGAATAAGAAGCGCGCCTGCTCTAAATACCAACTGGAACATATTATAAGTAATATGCTCTAGCTTGATAGTAGCATAGTCCTTAATATACCCCATCTCTTTTGCGTATACCAAAGCTTGGGTAGTAGTAAGAGAACCTTGAATATCAGCAGGATACTTAGAATTTACCAGAGCAAAGAAGTCTGATCCGTTAATATACTCTCGTTCTAGTCCTTCGGCTTTGTACTTTGGATCCTTGAACCCGTTGATGATAGAGCAGAGTGCGAACGCAGTACAAGCAGCTTCGTCTCTTTGATTAGCAATTTCTTTAATCCCTTGTCGTCTAAACATTAGTTATTAAGTTTAGTAATTAAAAACAAACCATCTCGGTGAAGCCACAGAGATGGTCTGCAGCCTATTAAGAACTAGGCTTTTCTTTCTCTTCCTCCTTTCCTTCTGCTGGCTTTATTTCTTTACCGAGTTTATCAGAGAAGAGCGGAAGAACTTTTTGCAATATGAGTTCGAAAGCGTCGATCTCGGGGAGGTCTTTACCAGTGTTGATGGTATAGATATGTCTTAGACAAGAATACCCCTCAGACACGATGATAATTCCTACGATTGCATAAGAGAGCGACTCAGGATTAGACACTCAAGCTCACTTCAAAGCACCTATCATAATGAATGGTAAAGCGAGTCTAGTGATCTTTCTTGTTAATCCTTTGTACATATTAGTGCTAGTTACACTAGCTCTGTTGAAGTATCTCGCTCTAGTGACTCCAAGAATGAAGTCAGCAAAGAGAAGTACTCAAAGTATTGTGGTCATTTCGATACTCATTCCAAAGTATCCTAAGATTGCAGAGAGGCTTACACCTCAGAACATACCTGCAATCGCTCAAGTTGTATTAACTTCGTGCATTTAGTAATTTAAATAAGGTCTAGTTTCTTCATAATATTTTTTTACTTCTTCTTCAGTTCGTGCTTTTTGTTCAATAATAAATTCCCTATAGGCAATTTTTTGAGCATTAAGTCAATCTCTTTCATTTCTTCTTGAGGCTCAGTTTAAGAACCACCAATAAGCTCAGCTATCATCTTTTGCGTACCGGTCTGTAAATGGAGCTATTACTTCTCACAATTTCACTCAATCTATAAACAATCTCTTCATTCAACTAGCTTTATCGTGAGTCATAACTACGTGATGAAATCTATTATCGGTTAATACATAACGATTAGAAGTGACGGCTATATCTTGAACGTCTCGAGTTCTGAATGTATATTGATTTCAACCAGTGACATACAATCAATAAACAGCGTGTCATCAATTGATAGATCAAGACACATAGAAAGGACAAAATTGACTAGTGAAATGCGCCGTTCTCATCCAAAATGATACAGTAGTTCCTTCGAACTCTCACATAGATAAAGCGTGGAAAACTCAATGCGATGGTATATATACTGCATTGTCGTGCATCCACGTATTAGATCACGTTGTTGCTAAAGTATCATAAGGAGAGGTATAGTTCATTTTAGTTTTGTAATCATCGAAGAAAGGGAAGTATTGGACTGTACGTCAACCCTGTGCATAACTCTTAGGTACATAACTATTTACCTTTGTATACTTAAACTTTGTTCTATTATAATATTCCTTAATCTCAGCTTCAGTCCAAGCTTTTCATTCTGAAATATACTCTTGTATAACTCAGGTGAAAGGCCATTTTACGTCTTGATCAGGTTGTCTACCTCATCATAGAGTAAGAGAATTAAAGTTTATAGGTCATAAATCCACAGTTTCTCTGTAATCCACTTTACCATTTGTTGAGAATAATAACTGTTTAGTAGTCTTATTGTAACTAACAACAACGTGATTCCATTTATTAATTCAAGGATGGTCTCACTCTATTAGAGGATTGACCTCTTTTTCTGAATCATCTCTTATCCAGAAACCTATCTTTCAACTATCAGTATCTCTACAAGATAGTCATAATATGAAAGCAGCTTTACCACGGTATCACATATAAGTTCAAACAAGAGAAGCAGTCGTCGCATAAGTATGAGTCCTAGGCGTCTTAAACCGCATAGAGAATGTCCAGCTTTCTGGCAGTGTTGTTTGTTTTGTATCTATATAGTTACCGTTGTTAAAGAAGTATCAAACTCCTCAAGACTCTTCTACAGGCGTTGCTACAGTCATAGAATAAGTACCAGTTCATCTTTTAAGATACATTCTATTTCAGTAATTATTCGCCCAATAAACTTCAGTGAAGGGGTTGATTCTGTAGGTAATATCATACTTTCTCTTTTCAAGGAAGTTGTTGTATTCTTGAGGAGTTAATGCTTTATTCCAAACAACTACGTCCCTTGCTGTTCCTGATATTCATTCTGTAGGATTATACCATCTATTAAATATAGTGAACAAATAATTTGAATTCCTCTGCATAGGTCAAGTTTTATACCTTACATTGTCGAATCCAACAACTCAATTTATGACTATACATACACGAGTTTTACTGACTGACACAAATATCTGATTTTCATATCATACTCATAATTGAACTCAAACATAGTATGTTTCATCATCCCCTATTCTCAGTACAGGTCATCAACCATATCAGGTAAGATACATTCTAGCAGCGTCATTACCAGAAGAGTCAGACCATCTAAAAAGAACTTGATATCAAGAAGTATTATGTAGTAAAACACTTGTAGATATACTGAATTCATCATAATCAAATGGTATAGCATAATAAGACTGACCCGGGAAGGTGCTAGTATATCATTGATATTCGCAAGGGAAACGATTACTAATTCAAGATTTCGCAATCGAATAATAACCTCATTTCATAGTTTCCCAATACACAACATTTTCGTCAGGTTCCCACCAAGTTCATTTAGGGTTACCAACTGGCCATACCTTATTCTCTCACCATCGTACTGAGTTTAACTTAACCCCTCAGAGATAAGGAGTTAAATCTTGTGTGTTAAGTTTCAGCATATATAAGCTGATTATAAACTAAAAAGTTTAAGATAGGAAGTCGTTTATAGGGAAGACATCGTAGAGTGCATAGTCGTTTTGGCTTAAGCACCAAGCAGTTTCGCTTCAAGAGAATCAATGATTAAATCTTGTAAGGAGACCTGTATAACTATTACTTCTATCTCTCCAGTAGAATATATATTTTCCACCAAGTGCCTGACCGGTATTTTTGGTTAGACTATTCATAATCTTCTTCCTATCTTCTAATGGGATTTCTTCTTTAAGCCACCAAGCTACTCCCCCCCCCCCCCACGAGAGGAGCGGAATATCAGGCACCACCTGACACGTTAGCTAAAAGTTGGTTTCATAAATATACACCCATACCTATTCTTTTACAAAATAAATCGTGTTAGCGTCCTTAGTCGCTATCGCGTCGAACTGAGTTTTATCTCCAGTCCAGAATTTAAGTAGTCCTCAACCAGTTCTGGTATCAGGGACTCCTCCAGTTTTACTGTCTACATACTTCTTAGTAGCTACGTCTTTCTCTTCAGTAGGCTCAGCATTTACTGAGATCTTAGCGGGGAAAGCAGCGTTTCCATATCCATCCCAAGAATAGATAGTACCTTGGTTCATAAGATCATTTGAATATATGTAGTTAGATTCTCCATACCATCTAATACCTCATATACCAAGAACTTCATCTGCTCTAGTTCTTGTAGCACAGTACATTGTAATTCTTAACTTTCTTATATTAGTAGTCTGCTGATCTCTACCTCAGAACAGAATATTCTCGTGCTGGATAATCGCAGCTCAAGGCGATACAGCCATAGTACCTGCCGAATCTTTTGTGTATATCGGCACAAAGTTATTAGGCGCACCTATTGTAGATTTCTCAAGATTAACTGTTGTAGGTTTACCTGTAGTATGTCCATAGATAAACAGCTTATTAGCCAAGAAATATCTTTCAGTTCTGTTTGCTGTATTAAATACGTCAAGAGTTATTCTAAGATATTTATTAGGATGAGGAACCTGTATTGTAGCAGGACCCGTAATGTATCCAGAAAATACTTGTTTAACGTCTTTCTCTGGTGGATTAAACGGTGTCCAAGTATTCCCATCCTGAGATACTTCAAACTTCACTTGATTACTTGGGAAGAGTGCTAGCTTATTTGCTGCATAGAAGTCGATCATAGCAGACTCAGATAACACAGGAGAGATACGAATTTTATCTTTCTCTGGGATTACCCTATTAAAATCCTCGGCAGCGAGCCATCCATCTGTAGCGTGAGTTACTCTACCAAGCGTGTTCTTTATGTTGGCTTGGTCGAACTTTGTAGCTGTACCTTTGAAAGTTTCGAATTGACTTTTAAGAGTAGCTAGACCTTGAGTGTTCGTAGTTACTTTAGTATCTACTTGAGTGATCTTGTTAGGCAACTCAGTTTCGATCTGAGTTTTAGCCCAGTTATCTCTTTCGGCTCTTTTAGTTTCTACTTCCTGAATTTTACCAAGAAACTCAGTTTTTAATGCACCGTCGGCAGCTTTACGTTCCTGAGTTTCAGTAGTAATCTTACCTTCAAGCTGAGTGAGTTTAGTAGTAGAACCTTGGCTAGCGTTTTCTAGGGTGCTTACTTTACTAGTAAGTGTAGCCACAGCACTGGTATTCGCAGTAACCTTAGGCTCCATAGCCGTGATCTTTTGTTTGTTAGCCTCAGCAGTCGTAGTCACTCCGTCGACTAGTCCTTTCAAAACTTTACCCTGCTTAGCAGAGAGAGCTTTGTCAGTAGCGTCGCTTGTGAGGTTGTCTACGATATCTGCTTGGCTTGCTTTTGTGTTTATTAAGTTAGTTAACTCTTGGACCTTCTGATTGAGTTCGCCTCTCATTGTACCGAGAAGCTCATTCTTTTTCGTTTCGATTACCGTAGAGATACCTCACAATGCGTTGTCCATTGTCTTAATCTTTGTAATGATTTCCTTGATAGTATCAAGGTTTACGTCACTAGATTGTAGGATTCTCTTGATAGCAGCAATCTCTCTATTCGCAGTATCCACGAGATCTTTTAGAGCTTTACCTTGTTCTGCAGACAGGGCTTTATCGGAACCTCAGCTCGTGAGGTTGTCGATAATGCTTACAGTTCCTGCAGAAATCTGGTCTAGCTTTTGTTTGATAGCTTTAAGATTTACTATCTGTTCTACAATTTTAGCCATAGATTTCTAAATTGTAAATTAAAATTTGTCGTATCCGACGAGCATTTCGTAATTACTACTGTTTCAGCTAATAAGTACTGCTCATTTATATATTTTTCAATCAACACTGTTAGGCTCGATAACTGCTCTTGGTTTAGTATTATCATATCACATTTCAGTCATTGATTCTAATGTCGGTTTACCAGATACAACTCAGTATTCATTACTTCCATTTGGTTTTATCATAGTAGCTTCACCAGTTGTTTTGTTTATTACAAAGCAAGCTGCTACAGTAAGGTTGCTTCTTGACGATTGTTTATACAAATAAATCCTTATTTCATTTCAATAATCGAGCCAGTTAGTTACTGGAGATACTTCATATACCGTATCTGCCTCGATTATGGTAGCGTATGCTAATTCTATAAATTCATAATTTATAGTTTTTGTTACCTTATCAAGAGTATACCTACAGATATGAAAGGTATCAGCTTTACCAGTACAGTTATTAGTACACCTACGTTTCCTTAACCCTCAGAAGTAATACTTGTCTCAGCTATTAAAAGCGAATGGATAATACCATCCTCAAGAGACATAATTACTACCAAGCGCTCAATTATCGTATCAGTATCATTGATTGTATTGAGATCCTATATCCTCAATATTTAGTAAGACTCAGTAGTTTTTACCATTACCGGTTCCTCTATAATTAGGATTTTCTGTTCTCAAAGTTCCTGTTACCCCGTAGATATTAACACCTGCTTTTATGTTTTCAGGTTTAAGGTCTCTGTCAATTATTCTTCAAGCGTTATTCATAACGGTCTTCTGTTAAAGATTAAATATTAAGAAGCCCAATATAGATAGTTCCTGTGATATTCTTAGTAGCATTGATTGTCATCTTACCTGTATCAAGGAGGATTTCGATATCTGCGTCTAAGTTTTCTTGGAATGTCCATACAACGAAAGAGTCTTTTTTGATAGCTGAATCTAAGATTACCACAGAAGACTCGTTTGAAAAAGTCTTCTGTAGTTTCTTTTGATCAGCGGCTCTTGGTTTTGAGATTCTTGCAACTAAATAAGCCATTTATATCTTACAAATAAAGAATAAAAACTAAGCCTTAATACCCATATAGTTAATAGTCAAGTTTTCAGAAGCGTCAGAAGCTGCTTTAATCTTACCATTCTCAACGCTAAGATCAAGAGTTTGACCCTTAACCTCACCTGTAATGTTGTAAGACAAGAAAGTTCCTTCTGTTACTTTTGTATCGGTGTGGTCTGCCGCTGTACCATTCATAGTGAATGATCCGAAGAACGGTAGCTTAGCCTCGATACCATCAACCTTCGTAGTTAACTGAGCAAGCTTTGTAGTAAGGTCTGTTACCTTACTTTCTAGTTGCTGGTTTTTAGTTTCTAGCTGAGTAACTTTCTGAGTAAGCTCTGTTACTTTAGTAGAGTTTGTACCACCAGAACTTTGAAGGTCATTGATCTTCTGAGTAAGTTCTGAGATTTTACTTTCAAGCTCTGTTACTTTACTAGATTTAGTAGTGTTCTGATTCACTTTTTCAGTTAGTTCTCTAACTTTTCTTTTGAGTTCCTCAACGTCTGCTGAGTTCCCTCAACCTCCACCTCCACTAGGAAGAGGAGCGAGTTTCCATCTTTTACCATCAAAGAGAGGAATAGAGTTAGGGACAAGCTCGCAGCTAGATACTGCAAGCAAGTCGCTAAGAGTCAAATCTCCAAATGGATATGCTACGTCTAATACCATAGTCTATAATTGCTTTAGAGATTAAAAATTATTTAGGCTGCCAGTGAGCGTTACCGAATGAAAGAAGCCAAGTCTGGAAGTCTACTCCACCAATCTTAATATTATCAGCAGTAGGGATTTCAAGTCTGCTAGATACCACGGCAGTATTGATCTCTGCTCTTGTATCAAACTTAGCAGTTCCTCCTACTGTCAACTTCTCTCCAACTCTTACATTCTCAGAAGCATACAAGTCTCCGTCTACTCTTTCGATCTTAGTTGATCCAGTAAGCGTAGCGTTTTTAACTGTAGCTGTTCCAGTACCTACAAGAGTAGTAGCTTCTACAGTGTCAGTCACTGTTACCTTCTCATTGAAAGTTACAGGAGCAGTTACTGTTCCAAGCTTAGCTGTTGTAGTTGTAAGGTCTTTAATAGTCGCACCATTCTGTACAACGAAATCCTTAGTTGTAGTTGTGTTTCCAACTGTTAGGTTTTCCTGAATAGTTGCAGACTCCTTGATAACTGGATTAAAGTATACCTCACCAAGAGTAACATTTACCTTAGAAAGATCAAGTTCTCTAAGCTGAGCCATATAGTCTTGGAATTTAGTAGGATTCAAAGACAATGCCCAAGTGTGTTTTGAAGGATGAGACACTTCGATAGGATCAATACCAATCACGCTTAGTACGTCAGCTGGAGCTGAGTAATACAACTTCTGCCAATCGTTCGCAGAGAATGGAGCTTTTGAATTCGCACTTCTAACATTTACATAGGTAGCGTTAGTAGCGGCGATTGACTGAGTTACATTGATATACATATCACCCATAACATATTTATTTGTTAGAGCATTTCCTTGTGGGATATATACATTTTCCACCCACTCCTCGAAGTTATTGAATGTCTTGTCGAGGATTACTCTAGCTTGTAGAGATTCAATAAGATGGTTCTGCTTAATATTCCAGTTCTTAAGAGTAGTAATGTTATCGTTGATTTCTCCGATAACGAAATCCTGTTGGTTGTTCTTTTCTTTAATACCGTTGATCTCAGTGTTTTGCTGATTGATCTTAGTATTGATATCGTTAAACTTATCATTCTCGATAAGATTAACTTGCGCTTGGATTTGCGCGTCTTTTTGCTGAAGAGATTTAATAGTTGGACAGTTAGCAACAACAGCACAGATATCCGCTTCAGGGACATTAGGCAAGTCACCAACTGCTATCTCAAACTCTCCGTGGCAATCATCATAAGCCTTCAACTTTGTTGTTGAATTTGGTCTTACATTGCAAGGCTTTCCTGTAGTAGTAGGCATTTTTGTGATAAATAGTAATAAATAAACTAATTGTCTCTTCAACAGTGATATTCAAATGGCTGTCAAAGATTAGCAATTTTATGAACAGAGAAAGAAGATTGTCCTCCAGTGTTCCATACCCCTGTTGTGATATCAAGCTTGTAACTTTGAGTACCACCAGCGATACCAGAAGCTAGTTTAATAAACGGTGCTACAGCAACATAGTCTTTTACTCAGATGAGCGTAGATACCGTGAAGGTATAATACCCAAGACTCCTAGCAACATAACTTTTGAAAGGAGGATTCTGAGCGTGTCCGTTAGCAAGGTTATCCATTGGATAACTTCTGAAATACAGTGTAGCAGGGTTTGTTGTATCATTGCTTCCTGATGGATAACTATCGTCATAAAATCCGTGAGAGTGTTGCCATTCAAATTCGAATGAGTCTTTCTCAGGGTGGAATTTATCATCGATAATGTATCCAGATTTCGGATTAGCGATATCATAGATTACAAGTCCTGATCTTGCAGAGGTAATATTGTTCTTTGTTTGTGCGTCAAAGTCTTGTATTTTTACCGTGAGATTATAGTTTACTTGATAGATACCAGCGTCAGCACCGTCTCCCTTGATTACAACAGTTTTCCCTACTCAAGGAATATTGGTTACAAACACTCAAGGCGTCCATCAGAAATCTTTAATCCATTCAAGTTCTGTTTGGTTATCAGAGTCTCCAACAGTTTTTACACTTACTGGATTATCTTGGTTATCATTGAAGGTTTTGATGATATTGCTACCAATACCTCAACAAGTACCATTAGGTTCTCCGTTAGCGTGCATAGATCCTGAAAGCTTAAACATTCACCAAGAAGGTCTAAAGAGATTCTTGATTGCGTTGTCTAAACATACAGGCTCAGCAGCACTATCGTTCCTGTCCCTGTAAGTAACAGGTCCATCGATATAAGTATTACCACCAAGGTAAGTATCGTGCGATACTCTCAAGACAGGAGTCTCAACTTTGACGGTAACATTTACGTCAGGAACAGTAAGTTTGTCTTCGATTCTAATATCTCATTCAATCTTTGGGATTTCTACGTGACCTTCAAGTTTAATGTTCCCATTCATTTCTACGACCCCTCACTGAGAAGTTATGTTCTTTGTAATAACTTTATCAGCAGTTAGTTTTTCGAATTTAGGGTGGCCAGTAAACTTGGTATCACAAGTCATCTCTTCAATACAAGCCTTTTTTATGTGAGCATTGTCTGCTTCTAAATGCTTAGTCTTAGTCGTATTTCCTACGGTAAGGTTCTCTTGGATTGTTGCCGACTCTTTGAAAATCGGTTCAAAGTATACTGGTCCGAGTGTCACGTCTACCTTAGAAAGGTCGAGTGTTCTCAGTCAGGCAATCATATCTCAGAGTTTCTCTGGTACGATTGAGATTGTCCAAGTATGCTTCGAAGGATGATCGACTTTGATCGGATCGATACCAAGAATTGAAAGCACGTCAGCTGGAGCGGCGTAGTAAAGTTCTTGCCAGTCATTAGCTGAGCAAGGACCTTGATCCCACCACTTCCTAATGTTTACATACGTAGCATTTCTAGCTTCATCTGACTGGTTAACGTTTACATAGATATTACCTTCAATGTATTTATTCTCTAGTGAATCACACTGAGGAATATACACATTCTCAATCCACTCTTCAAAGTTACTATAGATTTTGTCTATGATAACTTTGTTTACAAGTCACTTCATCTGAGCGTCTTGTCTAATATTCCAGTTCTTAAGGAAAGTAACATTATCTCAAACCTCTCAGATAACTCTATTGAGTTCATCCATCTTTCTGAGGTTCTCTGTACAGCAAGCTTCCGCTTCCTCCATTCTCTGTTTCAATCCTTTCGTTAACTGATTACCAGACATTGGATTTCTAAGTTCAATCTTATCTTCAACGTTTTTAATCCAAGTCCTGATCTGTTGATCAGTAGCTTTCAGTTGTCCTATCGTAGGGCAATTATCTAAGGCGTTGCAAAATCCAGCTATATCTGGTCCGCAGTTGTCTTGTGTATTACCCATTGATTTGCGTTAAATAAAAGTTAAACGTCTTGTCACTTATAAGCTGGATCTTTTACAGGGAAGAAAGCGAATTTCTTATCTGTACCAACCTGAGGTCTATACCCTAGGAAGTAGATATATCCAAGCTTTGGGTTCTTCAGAGCTGAATAGTCGATATCTTTTAGATCAGTCAACCTTTCAATTCCGAAGATATTTTCTGTTTCTTCTACTCAAATAGCTGATACTCTACCGTTTGGTAGCACAGCTTCCTTTGGAGGTAATTTGTATTCTGTCATTGGGTGTCATTAAATATTAAAGTGATTTACCAAGAAGACTTGATAATCCAGCAATAGCAGCTCAGACTTTAGGATTAGCTGCAACAAGTGCTGCAATACTAGGAGCAATAAGATCTTGCTTACCTTTTATCTCTTGTGTTTGTTTGTCTTGATATGCTTTGATATCATCAAACCCTTCTTCTCCGGGTTTAATAACAGTCTTGCCATCGCTAGAGTAAGCAAGTCCATCTTTACCGATAGTAAATTTACTAGGGTCGAATGTCTTGGTGGTGGTACTTGTACCGTTACCACCCGTACCACCCTTAGAAGTAGAGTATTGACTACGAGCAGCTGCGTTCGCCTTAGCGATTTCTAGCTGTTTGTTTGCATTATCAATGTTTGCATTGATTTGTTTCTCTTGCAACTCCATTTGTTTCTGAGCTTGTGCAGCTTGTAGTTCTGCGTTAGCTCCCTGAGCTGTAAGGTTTGCTAATGTTGTATCTCTGTTCGCTGCGATCTGCATATTCTGAGCGTTCGCTTGGTTCTGTGCTGTTAGCCTTGTTTGAGCGGCAGCGGCAGGGTTATTTGATAACCCACCAGATCCAGAGATTGCCGAACCTGCTTGGATATTAGCGTTCAAAGTATTAGCGTTCATTTGTTTTTCTGCACCTGCTTCTGATTTATTCATAGCGTCACGATATGCCGCCATCATAATTTGTCCTGCAGAAGCAATATTTGCTTGTTCATTTTCTAATACAAGCTTCTTGTTATTTGCTTGTTGGAATTTCTTGTTGCGGTCTCTAAGATCCTTATTGAGATTAGCTACAGCGATTTGATACGGAGACCACTGAGATTCAGGAGTCCTGATCAATGAGTCGATAGCTTTATCTCCAGTTAGTAAACTCTGCATAGCAGCGTCGTACTTAGAAATATTCTTCTGTACGCTATTGTTTGCTTGGTTCACTATCTGCTCCCCCGTCTGGTGCTGTGTCAGTGGTTTGCTCACCGCTTCATTCAACTTCTGCAGAGCTATCTGCCTCGCTTGTTCATTCATCAGTGGTTTTTACGTTTCTAAAAAATTCTGATTTCTCTTCTTCATTTAGCTTCTCAAAAAGCCCAACCATTTTTTTAACTCTTGGACTAAGCTCTTTTATGTTTTTCACTCTCTCAGCAATTTCTTTTTGCTCTTCATTCGAGAGTGCAGAGATAATAGCCCAAAGCTTTTCTATCTTTTGATTTTCCATTAAAGTCCTAGTGGAGGTAAATTAGCAGGAGTTTCTTCCTTAGCAGGCGCACCCTCTTCTGCTGGTGCTTCTTCTACTGGCGCAGACTCTTCGATAGCCAATCCGATTTCCGAAGCAAACCTTTCGTTAAGTGCGTCGGCAATTGTAGGCAAATCTGAAAGCTCCTCAGTAGTAAGAACATAATTAATTACGTCATCTAATGTAGGCATTTAGTAATAATAAGAATTAAAACCTAGCAGGCAGAGCCAGCTAATACTGATTGACAGTATTCTCATTTATTGATTTTCAGATCATCTACTCTGTCTGAGAAATCTGAGATCATTATATTAGTGTTCTCGATATGCTCATAGTCAGCGTCAAGAACATAATAACTAATGTAGAAAGAACCGAACTGGACATTGTCTAGTCACTTGGCGGATATTGTCAACTCCAAGAGATTAGCAGGTCTTCATATCGCTTCTTTGATCGAGGCATACATTCACATTGTAGTCTCGGAAGTCATTGGGTCTGAGTCAATAACCGTTGTTAATGAATCATAACTCTGGTAGTTGAGGATCTCTGACATTAAAGTATGAGGTTTCAACTTGCCGTGTCAATAGATTGTTCATCCATCATCATACGTCTTAATTACTCAGGTCTCATCTTTTCTATCGAGAAGCTGAGGATACCTTGCATTAGTAATAGGAACTCTATGGATAAAGCGTTCTCCTCAGAACGTCTGTTCATACGACCAGATACTTTCGTTTGTGATACTCGAATGATCTCCAACCGCCGTCTTTACATACTGGATGAATTTCGGAGTTTGTAATCATTCCTCTCCAACATACGCAGAGATGATTTGTATAATCTCTCCACCCTTAGTATCGTCTGTCTCCCATCACCAAGTCCTACCTTTATTAGAGTAGATACCATCTCATAAGAATATTCAATCCTTCACACGAGTAACTCTTGCTCAGGTAATGATCCAGTGATACCATACATTGTAGTGCTTATCATAAATAAGCAGCTTAGAATAATGAGTATTGTTTGTTATCTTACCTGTCTGAGGATCGAATCTAAATCCTGCGTGATTGTTATCATAGATAGAGATATACCTATGATTGATAGTGGCGTCTACCGTGATATTATCATAAGAAGGATTACAACCTTTAATGTGTGAGTTTACAAAGAATCAAGTATCAGGAGTGAATTTGATTGTTCCATAGTATGATGAGTAATCCATTGTCTCAAGCACTCTATTCTTTCTTACAATCAAGAACTCTCAGTCGTCATTGAAGTACGATCAAGGAGCATAGTATCAATCTTCTACGTCAGAAGCTTTTAAGTATGACCCAGTGATTGCAGCATTCTCATCTCTTAAGGCATAGATACTTCTAGGTCAGAAGAGAAGTAATGAAGTATACATTTCTCTGAGGTCAGTAATACCAGCAGGAATACTTTTATATCCTCTTACAAGGTCTCATCTTACAGAAAGGTCTGCTCAGAAAACCCCTTGCATAATACCAGTTCCTGAGATATAAAGTCATCAGTTAGCGATATATGCAAGTCTAGCTCCCCAAGAAGAGAATCAAGTTATCTCGAATTGGTTTCTAGCAGCTAGGATTTCTTGGTCGTATACGAATACTCTTCTCTGATTACCAGCGACTGGCAATGATCTACAAGGAGTTATATTTCTATTCTCTTTTTCTAGGTAGTCATCTACCATACAGTCTATAGGGATTTGACATTCTCACTTTGGCCCCATAAAGAAACCGTTGATTGAATAGAGTGAATTACCTACAGCGATATATGGAATCTCTCCATATTCTGAGTAACACCTTAATCTAAATCCGATAGGAGTAGAGACCACACTATTCTTTCCTTCGTTCTGATCTGGAGCTGCAATCAAATGCGTAAGCTCTGAGGTTTGTGGGATGAAGTATCCGTTCTCAGGAAGCTCAAGATTTGAGAGAAGATCGATTTCTTTTCTTGAAGGTCTTACCAATCCATTCAGATAGATACCTTGATTAGGAAGATATACATAATCATCTGGACGGATAGTGAAAGGCTTCTTGAATGGTGAATATAGATAAGCAAACATTTGCCCACCATAGTAGATCATAGCGATTTGAAATTCTCAGTCGAGATTACAAACCACTCTTGGAACTCCAATACCTCCATATCCTCTTACAAATCTATCAGGATTACAAGGAGATGAAGAGTATTCTCTTACGAGTACAATAGGAGATTCATCTACGTCGTCGAAGGTTTCTCAAGAACAAGTCTTCTCATCAATCTGTTGGATATAAAGTCTCGTTCTTCAACTTCTACCGTGAGACTTTTCAAAGTACAAATCTTTATCTGTATCAGCAACTGATCTGTTTACCCATTCTTGTTTTGCTTTCTCTGATGGCTTGAGATCAGTATCACAAGTATTCTCATCTCAGTCCCCTCAGGTTTCCATAACTCACTGCTCTCAGTAAGTTCCGTATGGATTATAGTTAAAGTCAGATTTACGGAGGAAGATTCTGTATCACTGGAACGTTGTTACATCAGTGAAGTTTGAATTCAACCAGATCTGATTATCAACTCATTTATAAGTAGACTCTACAAGAGGAACTGTTTTAGAACAGTCGTATTCATACAGCTTGCACCTCTTAAGTCATTTACATTTCTCGAACCAGAACTGCTGTTTCTCTGAAGCAGTTAGGTCTATGTTCTTTCTGTATCAGGCTCCTGTCCAAGGGTGAGGAGTTGGAACAACATTACAGAGTACATTGAATATCTGATTGCTGTTCTCCCTGTTAGGTTTCAGGTCCCAAGCTGTTGTTCCGTCTACTGCTACCATTTTTCAGAAAGTATTGAATTAAAATTTGGACTCATAGTATTTGTTAAGTTCGCACCAATATCAGGGATTTGGATCTCCTCTGGTACGATAGTATCGTGTTTTCTTAGGTAATCCAACTCCTTCCTATACAATGAGAAGTAGGTTAGATCTTCCTGTTGTCTTGCAATACCCTGCATTGGCACAACCGTAGCTGCGATAATCCAAGCAAGTACGTGAATAAATGAATCTGGTACAGGAATAATATCAGAGAACTTCTCCATCTTAACAGGTCCACAGAAGTAAGTTACCCAGAGGTCATCTACCTGAAGTCCTCCAAGATCTACTTTTATGACACGCTGATCAGTTCCTCACATACCAGCGATACCTCATCCTGAGACTTGGTATTGCCCAGCACAAAGCTGATTCTGAGGAAGTACTTGTACAAGATTCAGTGGCTCACACGGAGTTGTACAGTTACAATCACAGCAAGCGCGGATTACTTTATCTGGAAGATTCATATTACAGTAGCAAGGATCTATTCCAACTTTGTCTACGTCTGTCCAGTGACCTGCCCAGAATTTATCTATTTTACGAACAGGCCATCTCGAGAACAAAGCTCACTGAGATTGCTTATTCATATTGAATAAATCTTTTCTATGTTGCCAAGACCAGTGCATACCCTCATAGTTGTATACCATATTGATAGCGTGGTTTACAAGGTGGATGAAGTTATTACGTCATACTGCATACGATACTCAAGCTTGACCTATCATAGGATAGGTAATGTCCATAAGTTGTTTTACGGTATACATTATAATCTTAGGAAGTAAAGTTATATTAAGTTTAGTTCCGCTTAGCGGAAGCCCGCAGATTCAGAAATATCGTTGTCACCATAATCAGAGTCGTCCTAACCCTTGGTGACGAGTCTACTGAAACAGCAACAAACCTCTTATGAAGAAGCCTCGGGAGTTCTCAAAACGAGATACTCAGTATGGTCGACCTCACTCTAGGCTTCTATCGCCAAGCGGAAGTAAGCTTAAGAGTCGACCCGGCGTTTCACCGGGGACTCGCTATATTCACTGATACTGATTAACGTTTTGATTGTGAACTCCATCTCAGATAACATTATCTGATACAGAGAAAGTATATTGTCTTTCTCTACCGAGACTTCCGTGTACAGGGTTTCTCCAGTATGGAGCATACGGAATGTACATAAAGAATGGTTGCTCTTCAGCGACTGGGATAAGTTTCCAGAATCTGTATTTCTGTCTTGGACCAATACTCTCAAGTTGATTAAACTGGTCAGTAATATGGTTGCCATCTACAGTTTGAGGATTCATTACGATATTACTTCTCGTGTCAACTTCTACATAGTAGTGTTCGTTGTTGTATCTTGTAGGTACAGTTACGAATTGGATAGGATAAGCTCTGTTATGACCTTGAGCCATCTCCATAAGATATGGGAAGTTTCTCGTTCTTGGTGTATGATACCTATCTTCTGGGATGGTTTTTTCTCCATACTGCCAGTAGATATCGAATACCTCAGGAGAATTTCTTTGCTGTCCTGTTACGTCATTCGCATAGTCAAACGCTCTGTTGAGGTTGTTGTAGTACGTAATAAACGTAGCGAACTTAGTTACGTCCTCATCTGATAGAGAGAACTGTGTTAGGTTTCTGTTACCGTGTTGCTGAGGCCCCGGTCTTTTTGAGGCTAACTCATTTGACGGTACAGTTGATTTGATACCATTCGTAGAGATATTATTAGTACCTACGATATGGTTTGATGGAGCATACGAATAGTCGCTCATCTTGCTCATAAACTCTCTGAAGAGATTTACGTCCCATCCCTTAGCCTCAGCGTACTCTCTAAGTAGTGAAGGCGTAGTGGAAGTTTTCATAAAGTTTTCGAGATCGTCTGTGACAACGGTCTTTGAGTACACTTTCATTTGGTAGTTACGCTTAATATGATAAAAGAAAAACCCAAGAAATTCCAACGTTGTGCTGGTTAATTCCTTGGGTCCATAAATGTCCCGTATTGTTTTATGATCCTTATTCAACAAATACTAGGAGCGACTTCTGCCGCCCTAGTAAGTGCTGGACACACAATAAGCCCCGTCACACCTTTAGGGAGTGACGTCGCATAATGTATGTATGCCTATTGCACGCAGCCAGTATAACTATTTTATATTAAAAGTCAAGAGGATTTTTAATGGTTAGTCCATATATGCTTACGCATACCTGAATCACAGACTTTAACATATCACATTCATACCATAATCTCCGACTCGGTTTGCTGCCAGAATGGATTGCTTTCGTTTCAGAGATACTGACAAGGACCGTTAAATCATTTCAAGTTATGAATATTTTTCTTTTGACATAATCTTCTTCGATAACAAGGAGATCAACCCTTTTTAGTCCACCAATAAGATACGTCTCTGTCTCAAGAACAAGAGAATCATAATAGATCATAAAGTTTACCTGTATGTTTTGTTGCGTCAGAGAATGAGATTACAGTATCTGGATTATGGTCTTGAAGGAAACGATTAAACAGTTTCTCAGCTCAGTGAGCAACATAGGTTCATCTTAGATTACAAAACCTCACAAGCTCTCGTTCCTTATTCTTCTTGAAACCCATCAAGCTAATGAGAGAATCCTTTTTATACAGTCCATACCATACCGTTGCTGACGTTGCTCATTGAAGATGATTCTCTTCGCAGAACTTTGCAGCTTCGGATCATTGTACAATTTTGAGAGAGTCATTATAGAGTCTCTTCTTCTTTCATACAAGAGACTTTATCCAGTCGATAATCTTAGCTTTATCGTCCCAATCGAAGATATGGATCGGATGATATCAAGCCTCCTCTGCTAGGATAGTTTTGTCTCTATGATATCAGAACGGCATTAGACCATTTCATTTTCTATACTCTATACTAATATTATGAGTCATAGTGGGGTTGATATCAATCAAGATACCCCCTATCCTAAAGTCTCGGAAGGTACAACTTCATATAGATTTTAGTCATAAGTTGTTTCTTACCAAGGTCTCAATCCTTTCTCAATTCTTTTTTTCATATTCTATTCAGTTTTCTTCAAAGAGTTTCTCTCGGAGCCTATTCGCTGAAGAGGATTTTCATTTATTGAATTTTCAGGATACGAGTTTATGGAGATGGTTAACCATTTTCTCTTTTGATGAAACCGTCCGTTTATATTTCATCGCACAAGATTGAGAACAACAACCATTATGAATAGCAGTGACTTCTCATCAACAAACCAAACACTTTGGTCTGCATTTGCTACAGTATGTTGTGAATTTAACACCGGGGAATACTCATCAACAAGTCTTACAAGTAAAGCTATGAGATAGATTTTTACATTTATTACAATGTGTATGGTCTTCAGCCTTAGGTCATCAGCAGTTCGGACAAATTCTACGTTTGATATTACAATCATCGCAGTATTCATTTCTTCATTGCCTTGTTGCAAATTCTAGTCAACAACTTTTACATAAATGGCTGCGAGCATATAACTTATGTTTCTTAGCTTCGACTTTAGCTTTGTCTGCACATTCTTTAGAACAATATTTTGCGGTATGATTATTACCGATAAATTCAGTTCAGCAAAGTTCGCAAACTTTTCTATTCAAGCATTCTGTACATTTCTCTGCGTACTCTGTTCTTTTTAGATTTCAGCAGGAGCAGTATCGCTTTTTCTTGAAACATTCTTCGCAGTTCTTTTTGTTGCTTCAGTCTAGGAATTCAGCTCAGCAAGAGATACAAATCTTAACCTTCTTGCGCTTCTCTCTAGCTGCTTCAGCGTTCTGTTTTAGGTGTGCTTGTTTATAACATTCTTTCGAACAGTACATAGCATTATACACTCACTCGAATTCAGCTCAGCAGATGGCACAGGTCTTTGGATATTTCTTCATAGTTGGTCATATATAGATATAAATTTATCTAGTATATAATGATCAACTATGAAAAGTCAAGTAAAACAAAAAGGAACATAGATGATAGACATCTATGTTCCTAGTTCTGAATTGATATATCTTAGAGGCTAAATCCGTCCAAAATTAGATAAGGTCAATCCTCAACACCCACGAATGGAAAAATAAAAGCTTGGCTGGTATACATTGTATAACACTTACATTCTCCAACTACAGTGTCAGGAGAAGTTCTCTTGATCTTGAATCCTTGAGAAACGTTTTGTTTAACGTTTGTAGATGGAAGATCGATAGTGAACTCAGGAAGTGTTGCAGTACCAATAAGGTCTCTGTTCAAGAATACCACGATTCCAGAGTTTCCAGAGATTTGTTCAAGATAGATATCTGTCATAATCTCAAGTCCTCCGTACTGAGTTTGGATACTGTAAGTCTGACCAAAGTTCATCTGGTTAGCATTAGGTAACATTTCTACCCAACCTCCGAGTTTCTTGAAAGCTCCTCTAAGGTAGTTGTAGCAAGAGAATGCGGCCTGATCCATCACAGCAGTGATAGCTCCGCTTCCCATAGCAACCTTATGTCTTTGTACTTGTTCAAGACAAGACAAGAATAGTCTAGCTTTATCTTCGTAAGTTACAGCATTCTTAGCAGATCTGATGATCTTCAACCAAGGCTTAGCAGCGTGAGCAGCCATAAGCTCAGTCAAAAGTCCCATTGTAGATCCAGGGATTCCAGAAGCGTTATTAGGCCTTCTGTTCTCTCCAAGCCAGAATGTTCTGAAGATTTGTTCTACAAGTCCTCTAGCAACAGCTTGGAATTTAACACCCATTACGGCGTCGATACCACCAACCTCAGGATATCCTCTTCTGATTTCGTGATCTTCGAAACAGAATTCAGTACCGAAGTTCTGAGAGAATGATTGCTTCATTCTGTATCCTTGCATTTGGTATCCTCCCTTAACTGGCTTACACCAATCGAATGAGCTGTACTCGAAAGTTACCTGATCACCAGGATAGATCCCGTCACTATAACGGCTTGGGTTGTTCAAACATACGTAGTTCTCGTTGTAAGAGATACTTGCTCCGTCAACAGAAGATCTACCAGTTACAGTAAACAATGGTCTATTAACTCCATCAGTTCCGTTACCAGCTCCTTCAAGGATCACGTATGGATACATAGCAGTTCCACCGAAGTTAGAAGGTCTAGTAAGCTGATCTTGTCCCATAGCCACTACAGGTCTTACAACAAGATCTGCGCAGCAACCAGCAGCACCACAATCAGCACTAGTAACCTGAGTAGGATCGTGTCTCTCAATTCTGATTCTTGAGTTAACGTCGATAAGGTTTTTATAAGTTGGGTGATTGAAGTCGATAGGGAGACCTCTCTTATCTGCAAGGTAGTACTTAACGTTAACTGAGTTAGCGTCGATAGTTTTAACTGTCTTGTAGATATACATAACAGGTCTTTCTGGACTGTATTCTCCCCAAACGAAAGATAGTCCATCTCTTCCAAGTCCAACCTTAATGTTCTTAATAGCCTTAAATGTTGGAGCTGTAGGGATAGCTGAATTAGCTGTAGCTTCAATATCGTACAACTTGTTCAAATCCTGTACGTCAAACAAGAGAGCAGGGATTGCAGACTTATTATCCAATACAGTCTTAAACATTGGGATAGGAGATCCGTCGTGAGTATAAGTAAGCATTTGTTCTGTGATATAGAACTTTCCATCTGCTGATGGCTTGTACTCAATTCTAGCTCCTGAGTCTGAAAGATAAGAATATCCTTCAAATGATACTCCTTCCAATCCGAAGGCAGCATAGTTATTGTATTCTCCTACGATACCGTTAGCGCAAGGAGTTGAGTCGATTGTACAACCTGCTGTACAATTTCCGCTTGTGTTAGTAAACATAAAATTAATTTATAAAAAGCTAAAGTATTACCGGCATTTTACCGAATCCTTGAGGCTGGACTTTCTCCTCTGGGAGAACCTTACCAGTAACTTCTGGTATGTCTTTATTCTCAGCTCTCAAGATTGCGTTATAGTAGTCGTCAGCCGACACTCACGCGATTTCCTCAGCCACTTTTAGAACCTCCTTTAAGGCTCTATATTTATGTACTGGAGTCCCAGACTCTTTCCATAAGAGGAATGATTGTCATAGTGGGGCAAGTGTTTCAGGCATAGCAGCAGCTTGTGCGATACGCAACTCTGCTTCTAGTTCCCTCTGTTTGTCTATGATCTCGTATTTTTTATTGCCCTCCTTTTCAAACAAGCTCTTTCGGTGTGTTAACTCTGCAGCGGCTTGACGAGCTTCCCCCTCGGCAGCAATTCTTTTTTCGACTTCAGAATCATATAGCTTTTGATAATTTTTCATATCTTCATCTGATATGACTTCTGGCTTTTTAGCTTCGTCTACTGAAACGTCTGCTGCGGCTTCAGGCTCTGTTGGTTTAGTATTAAGTAGAGCCTCAAGTTCTGCGAACTGCTTGTCGAAGTCATCTGAAGGAATCTCTTCGGTAGCTGGTTCAGCTGGCTTGGTTTCACCTGTTTCGGGTACAGTTACAGGTTCTGTAGGTACCTCAGGAGTAGTAACCCCTTCTACATTCCCTTCAGGAACGGTTACGGTCTCTGTGGGAGTCTGAGCAGCAGTTTCAGTGGCAGTGATTCCACCCTCGCTCCCAAGGCTTTGTACGTGTCTCTCGAGTAATTCGATGACGTGATCCATCTTTGTCTTTGCCATTAGTGTCAATAGTTATAAGTTAAATGTGTGTCTATCCGAACATTTTAGACATTAGAGCGTCATAGTTCTGTTGTCCGCCAGCTTCAGCTGATTGTCCGTTAATAGCAGCAACTCCTTGCTGAGCAGCAGCCATTTGTTCCTGTTGCTCTGCTTGAGCTTCCGCTTGCATATTTTGTACGTTGATAGCGATTTGAGTTTTCTCTGTCTGGTCTTTAGAGATTTTAGCATAGTACTTAGACTCATCAAGAACAATATCTTTTGGTCCGTTGTACAATCCATTGATATGGTCGAGTAGCTTCTTGACGTCAATCATATATGATCCGTCTGGTTGTTGTCCAACTCTAAGAAGTGCATTCATATAATCTGTAAGTTGACTCTTCTCTACAAGTTTATTTACGTCAGCAATAGAATCAGAAGCCCAGTTAAAGATATATCTACCTTCAAGTTGAGATCTCTTCATCTTCTTCCAAGACTCAATCATACCTTTAGAGTCATACACAGGAAGACTAAAGAGTTCTGGCATTTTACCTTTCATATCTATTAGCCAGTTCTGAGCAATCTCATTCAACATTACACTGATCGAATCTACAAGAAGAGATACAGAATCAGAGAGTCCTTCGAATCTCAGCATTGAATCCTTAGCAGATCTTGACTGAGACTCATAATCAGAATACGAAGTAGGAGATATTGAGAAGTTCGCAGTCTCCAGCATATTCTGAAGTGTTGAGATGATACCCTGATCAAGCGATGGTGGGGTGATAAAGTCCATATTACCCTTATCCTCCATCTCTAGTACTCACCACGCTTGCCAAGGTAACGTTCCGTCTACAGCTTTCTTATTGAAGATTACTTTACCCGCTTGTACCCAAAGCATTGGGCTGGCTGTCATAGCCGCGTGGTCAAGCAACATATTAAATAAGGAGTCGTAAGCGGCTTGTATATCACCAAGGATAATACCAGCTCCTTCACCAACAGATACTCAAGGAGCGTCTGCATAGTGACAAGAATAGTAAGGATGCCAATAATCTCTATCCTTATAAGGATTTTCAGTATCGGCAACGATCCATCCATTGATACAAATAGATAGTGTATCTGGCGTCCAGATTTCTACATATTCAGCTTTGTCGTTATTATAGGAAATGTTATATATGTTATCAATTGCATAGTCATTCTTTCTTTTAGTAGCCTCTACTCAGAAGTAGTTAATCAAGCGGACTTGATTATAGTCTTTTGTTGAGAATGGCTTTGGATTTTGGAGAATATAATTCAAATGTTCTGGAGTAATTTTCTCATCCATATACTGGATAACCTCCAAGATACTCTTCATCGGTTTAATAGATCTATATACAACAAATCTTTGGTCTTTCAAAGGAAGTGTTGGATCATAGAATAAATCAAACTCAGATACCCATTCTACTTTAGAATAGAAGTTTTCAATTTTGATATACTCTCTTGAATCAGGATTTTTGATAGACTCCATTCTTTCTTTAGGAGTCGTGAACTTTGCTTTAAGGTATCCATTACCATTAAGCAATGCTGAATGAATACACTTAGAAAGTGCGTCTTTCATCCCTGACGAACCGTATGCCCAAGTCACTGCCGTTTCAATAGCATTCACTTGGTCTTTCCATTCATCAGTTACAGCGTTTGCTTTTACAGAAAAGTTCGCTTTAACAATACCCTTTTTCAATCTATCTACGAATGTACGTATGATAGGAGTTTTTTTATTGCTCGCATTCTTGCGATTCTTAGACTCTAATCGTAGCTGTCTTCTCAACGTAGAAAGAGTGTAGTCCTCAATACCAATTCATCGTTTCGTAAAGAAGTTTCTTTCAAATAGTCAAACGAGTTTCAATACGTCAGTTCTTATATAAGAAGCGACTTTCTCCTTTCTACTATTCTCTTCGATATTCTTGCTGTAGAAATCAAGAAAAGGTTCTTTGAGTTCAATTCACTCAAGCATTCTTTGAAGACTAGGTGCGATCGTGATTTTTGAGTCTTTAGACTCAGGCAACATAGTATTCATTAACCGGCAGTATATTGATTTTAATCCAAAATGTCAAGAGATTTTTTTCTTTTTATAAAAAATTGTATGGTGAATATTCGCAGGCTTTGAAAAAAAGTTAAACTTTCTCTTGATTTTTTGAAAAATATAATTATACCTTCAAGTGCTATGATGATATCTAGCATTTTTATTCCTCTTATTTCACTATAGAAATGAAAAAGACACAACTCGTAAAGTCTCTAAGAGACGAACTCGGAGTAAGCCTTAAGCTCGCTAAGGAAGTTTTAGATACAGTTCTTGACCTTATCGTTGAGGGTGTAGTAAAGAACGGAGAAGTTAGACTTCACGGTTTCGGAACTTTTAAGGCTTCACCAAGAAAAGCTAGAGAAGGAGTTAATCCACAAAATCCTTCACAGAAGATCACTATCCCAGCAATGAAGGTTGCTACTTTCAAAGCTAGTGGAGCATTTAAAGAACAAGTTAAAGACTCTTAATTAAGCACCTAAATTACCTTTCGAAAAACAACTACTCCATTTTGGAGGATCAGTAAATAAAAAAGAGATGAGCAATCACCTCTTTTTTTTATTAATTCATCATCGGCGGTTTAGCAAACAACGGCTTGAATACAATCTCAACTGGATCTTTTTTATCAAGTCCGTGTGCTACCTTCCAAGTTTCTAGCATTTTATTCGCAGCAGATATTCTTGTCTTGTGGTCTTCTAGTATGGTACCACTAAAACTTTCTACTACAGCTGACTCTGCAGCGTCTTTATAGATTCAAAGGATATAGTCCAAGTCTATACCCTTCTCATCTAAAGCCTCACGAGTCTTAGCAATTGCGATCTTCTTATCGCTATCAAGATCTACCTGAGCTAATTGAGTATCCTCTTTTGGAGCTAACGTTTTAACGTCGGCGTCAATAACCTCAGGTTCAAAAAATAGTTCATCCATTATGTTATTTTCAACTTAGGAGTTAAACGTTTTCGAGTGCTACTTCAAATCGGATCCACTCATTTTCATTTCCTTACCCATCTTTTTCTCCAAGGCAGCTTGTACTCTACAGGCTTATCAATGTCCTCTCTCTTGTAAACAGCGATAGCCTTTCAAGTTTTTGTAACCAACCCCGGACCTCAATCCATCTTACCATATCCTCAACCTTTGCTCGCAGCTTGAGATCTACCAACCTGTAGTCAGGCTCTCTCCTGAGCTTCTTTAGCTTTCCTGAATTCAGATTCTCTCAAGTAATCTGGAGTATATGGTCTCTGCACATAGTTACGATCACGGAATTGACTATATCAAGATGGACTTGAAATCTTAGCAAATCCTCCATAGTTAGGAAGTTTACCAGTTCTAGCATAATAAGTTCGTCAATTACTACTATATGCTCTGTTCCTTATGTAATCGTATGCTCTATAGAAACTTCTTCTAGCTGAGCCAGCACCTGTATATTTATAGGAGTTTTTAGATACATTAGGATTATTAAATTCTTTTCACATATAGTCATCCTCAGCCTGTTCTTTTACAACTCAGTCGAGGATATTTAATTCTCTATACCAAAGATCTGTCCAAGACTTAACAACTTCTTTCATATCTTTATCCTGAGAATACTTCTCACTCTTTAAGATATGCGGCACGAGTTGGTCTGCAAACAGAAGGGTACCCTGTTTCAGGGCAGCCTTTGAACCCTCGTCCATAGCTAGGTTATCAATATACTTATAGATATTCTCCATCTGTGCAAGGTGCATATTCGCTAGCTCTGGAGGAATTTCTCCGTTCTTATCTCTCGATTTACTCAAATCAAAGATTGTTGAGAATGCGTTTGCTACCTTATAAGCGTCGTTCTCTCCTTGCAACGCTAAGAGGTTAACAGCATACTCAGCTTTAAAGATTTGCATAAGACGAGTATTCCCCTGATCACTTCAAGGAAGTCTCAAATCTAAAGTATTATTATGCTGTGAAGAAGGTTCTTCTACATATTTACCAAGTCCATTTGGATCGTGATACTTTGCATAGTGAAGTATTGCTTGCGGCAATACGTCTTTTCTATCTAAATAAAGTAAGTGTCAAGCGAACTCTTTTCAGACTTTCGCAGCTACGTACTTAGCTTTTTCTTGGAATAATTCTGAGCTACCCGGTGCAACATATTCTCATTTCTGGAACATATCTTCATACCAAGCATTACTCATCATATAACTCAAAGCCTGTACTCCGTATCAAGGAGCTTTGGATTCTACATAAGCAAGTGTTCTAGCAATATTCATTCTCGCTAAACCAAGAGACTCATAGTTCTTTTTTGCTTTTGCAATGTTTTCATTCTCAGCTGCAGCATACAAATCTCTAGCGTTTTTGAAATCTTCTGAGAATTTCTTTAGCTCATCTGTAGTTAAACCTCAGAGCATAAGCGTATGCAGCAATTCTTCCTGAGCTTTTTCTCACATATTGATTCACTCCTTTCAGTCTTTACCTAAAAATGAGAAATCATTTCTAAGTAAAGTATCCATATCGAATTTATCGATATCTCATTTCTTTATTTGTCTACGTGTACCAAGATTAAAGAGGAAGATATAATCTTCAAGATACATATCATCAGGCACTTTGCTGTTGATAAGCTTCTTATATCCTTCATTCTTCTTTGTGAAATTATCGAATACGTCATAGAAGTCACCCATCTCTGGAAGAGCTGGGATCATATAGTTCTTAAAGAATGGCGCTCTGAATAGGATATGGTGTTTTAGTTTTTCCAAATCCATAACAGAGTTTACATAGTGAGCAACGTCTTTTATTTTAGAAATCTCTTCTTTAACGTCACTCGCAGAGAAAGTAAATCTTCTCGCCATAGCATTCGGTCCAGCTGGAGTATACAAATCATATTCTCCGATCTCTGTATCCTGAGCTACATAATATAAGAATGCAGTTGTGGTATCCTGCACTGCTCACCAGTATTTCTGAAACAATTCTCTTTGATCTGTTGGATCTTGGATTGACCCCATAGCGTTAGCAAATATTTTTGGCATAAAAAGTTTTCTCGTAAAGATATTTGAATAGGTTGTCGCACCCTTTAAGGCTACTCAGAGAATTGCCTGCTGTAATGGAGCGTCGTTCTCAATCATACCCTGAGTGAGTGCCAACGTGTCTCTAAAGATTTTGAACTCTGGTACTGACTGGAGTCAGGCTACATTACCATCGAAGAATTTAAACCATTCGAATACAGCCATCAAATCTTTTGACAAGTCATCTTCTTTTGCCTGATATGGATCTTCCGAAGCTCTCTCCAAAAACTTCGCAAGCATAAACGACATATACATTTTAGACATAACTTGTCTGAAAGCTTCATTCTCCAGATAAGCTTTATTCATTCTGGCTCTTACTTCTTTAGGACTTATCCCTGAGTTTAAGAGTTCATCAAGATACCTTGCTCAGATTTGTCATCTATAGATATTACCAAGACCAGCCTTTGCAATATCATAGAATCAGATTACCTTATTCCATCACCAACCCGCGAAGAAATGAAACATTGAATAATACAAATCTTTCCAAGCTTGGAACACTGGGTTCTCAGTCGCGTGTACTCTAGTGAGTGACGCTCTGATGGAAGTATTTGTTGTCATATTTCTTACGATAGTTTCATTGTGATTTCTTGCACGTTGCATTAACTGTTGATACTCTTCAGGATCATTTCTCCTCATTGCGTCCAACAAATTATCAATTTCGTCTAGGGTTTTAACTCAAGGAAACATACCCTCGAAGAAAGTTTTAAATTGATTTATCCTATAGTAGTCCTGCATTAATGTGTCTCACACATTAAAGAGACCTTGTTCCATAGTATTTTTTGCTCCAGCGATTACTTGCCTTGTAACTTCACCAAGGGTTTGAGGAATATAACTACTGTCTCCAGCGTGGAATGCATATCCAACTCAATCCTGAAGACCGTGTTTATTCATAAACCTCTGCCAATCTCAACCTAATCTTGTCTTACGAACAGCAAGTTCTGATACGAACATTGAAGAGTTAAGTACAAGCAATGGGATGAGTGAAGTAAGCCCCTGTGATAGCGACATAAATGTCGACATTAACGCAGGCTTACCGATAAGATTTACAAATCTCATCACCATACCTCAAGCTCAAGCTCCAAATCAGAGATACCATAAAGCATTCCAGTAATTCAATCCTTTCTTGCTGAGTCCATCGACAGCTTTTAATTGTTCGATTTGCTGTTTCCAAGTCAACTTACTAAGATAAGATTTCGTCAATGGCCCTTCTTTTGCTTTAAAAGCTGGGATCATTTTACCATCAACTTCTTTGTAAAGTAATGGAACAAGCTTACCATAGAATTTCTGTTGGACTTTGTTTGGATAAGAGTCAAGTAAAGTATACTGACCTCATCTTTGTTTACCTACGTATGAAGAAACAGCTTCTGCGTATCTTCTAAAGTCCATCGGTTTATCAAAAGATTTACCAACAACTGTTGAGGCAAAGTCTGGGTCAGACATTACCTGATCAAATCTAGGAAACATTTTTGACATAAGATACCAGTGATTTGCTAGATCTGAAGTATATAGTTTGTAAATCACTTCTCGCCAAGGACCATCATACGTTCAGGATTCGATAGCTCAAAAGAAGGAATGGATACCGAATTGCAATGAGTCTAGTCCTTCATCAGTAAGCACTCACTTTCATCTTATGGATTCTACATAATGCAAGAGAGAATGCTTAACAGAACTGTACCATAAAGGAGGTACCGCCATCATTTCTTTATCCACATTTCTTCAGAATTTCCTGAATATGAGTTTCCTTTGTTTTTCTTTTGGGAGTTTTTCCCAGTCCACAAGTTCATCCGTGTCGCGAAATCTATAAATAAATTCTCACTCAGGAGTTTTCAATGGAAGCCCCTGAGAGTCTAGCTCCATATAAATAGAGCCTGCTGGTGCGTCAGTGATCGCAGTCCAAGTTCAGGGCCTCCTACCACTAAGAGCGTCATCCATTAAGGTATGACGTTCTAGTGGAGAAAGACCAAACTGTGTCGCGTCTTTGATATATGTATGCCAGCTGTCAGCTCACTCTAGGAAGGGATCGTCTGTATACCCTACACAGTGTGAGATTACTTTTGAGGAGCGGAGTCCTACAGTCCAGTTTTTTAATTTAGTCAACATCCGTTTATGTTCTTATCTAAATTAGAAGCAGCAGCTTCAAAGATATTTAACTTCTCTTTTATCTCTACTTCTGGATCTGGTCTTTTAATTCCCAGATCTAAGTCTGACTGAATGATAACATTCTCTGCGTCTTTTACAACCTTACTTTCAATAGTGATAGGATTAGAAGTTGTTGGTCCATCTAAACTCTTTCTATAATACGTAATAGGAGGAGCTTTCGGATTGATATCCTGCCTTGAAATAATCTTTGTATATCACGCTTCTTTGAGAGCTGTATCATATTCATCAGCAACAGACTTAATCCATCACCAGATTACAACATTGTTGTGCTTCTTAATATTCTTGAGGATATCATTTGAGAAGTCATAAGGTACGAATACATTATATTCAATTCTTTCATCTCCTCATAATTCTCAAGTTCTTTTAAATGTTGCGTCGTATTCAATACCATATACTGGTGAAGTAGTATAGATAATTCCATCTTTAGCAGCTTCTCTTTCTTCTTTAGAAATTACTCAAGCTGCGTGAAGTTGACTTGAATCTGGGATATTCTGACGGAACCGAGAGAGTTTTAATCTCTTGTCTACCCAATAGTTTGGATAGATGGTCTCGGTATTTGATATCGCCTTACCCTTAGCTGGAACCATAGGGGCCACAAATCAAGGATTGATTTTAATAGTACCTTTAATAATCTCTCAAGTCTCTTTATCTTTACGACGAGTCGGTATCGTCATTGACTTGAGTTCATATCAACCGTGATTCTTAACTGTAAGATATTGCTTTCTAATAATCTCTTTTGTCTTGAGAACTCTTTGCTCTGCGTCTGGAGTTTTGATTACCGTATGATTAGTTACCAATCCGCTAGGAGATTTGAATTCCAAATCAGCGTCATCATATTCTGACTTCGTAAGCCAGACAACGTCTGCTTTGTTTGAAGCTTTTCTTACAAGATCACCGTTCTCATTCTTATGCAACCATACGAAAGTAGAGCTACCGTCATATCCTTTTACATATCACGACTGATTATACTTAAACCTACTATCATAAAGCAATGCCCAGATATTTCTCTGAGACTCAATCTTTTTATCTAAGGCACTAATAAGTTTCTCTGCGATATTCTTTGCAGATTTACCAACAATACTTGGTCAAAGTACAATTGGAACTCAGTGAATATATGCCATATTACCGATGACTTTTACGTCGTCAATAGTAGGGATATAGTCTCCTCTGATACCGTTCGCCAAGAGAACTTCATCTGCATAAGCATAAGACACTCTCATAAGTCTTTCGGTTTCAGATTCTTCAGGAATGTCAACTTGTGTCGACACCGTACCCTCAGATTCCATAACAGTATTCTTTGCTTCGACAGCTTCTTCAATCTTCTTGTCAACGTTTGCTCTCGCAGCGTTTGCTACGTCAACGTCCTCCTTTGTAATAAGCTGTGCCTGATCTACAGTCTGCAGCTCCTCTGATGGTGGAGTATACTCGTCACTGTTATCTTGGAGATAACGGCGTTCATAGTTGTCTAGGACTTCTCCATCATCATCCTCTCGAGGTTTTTTTCCAGAGATGAGGTATTCCCAGTCATCTTCATTTTCATTCTCCCATCGTTCCTTGACTTCACTGTCTTCGTAGTCAGCTTCTTCAACTGGAGTGACTGATTTTTGAGTAGGGGTTTCCTCGAAAGCCTTACGGATTTCAGGGTCTTCATCAATGATACTTTTAATATCATTCATCATCTGATACATAGGAGAGCTTACAATCTCAAGCCTTTCTTTCTCCATATTGTCCAGACGCTCTTTCCATTCAAAGAACTTCTTATTATATTCTCTGTACTCATCAGACTTCAGCTCGAGGTTTCTTCTCTTACGAGTAAGAGCGATATCAGCAGCTTTCTTTTCTGGTTGAATACTTGGGTCGCCATCTATTCATCGTCTCTTGAAAATCCTGTCTCTTTGGATCTTTGCATTTGCGAAATCAGAATACGAATACTCATTAGTTCTAGGCAAGTCTGGATATTCTCTCTCCAAAATATCTTCAGGACTTATACCTCTCTTCTGATAATTAATTTTAAATTCTTCAGACAAGTTCTCGAAGAATTTTTTATCTCCGTCTCCGTATGGTTTGATTTCTACTTTGAAAGATTTAAGAGCTTTCTTAACTTGAGACAACTGTTCCTTAGGAACATAGATAGTATCCCAGTCTGCTATATCGAAATTCTTTTGAAGAACTTCAAAGTACGGAAGATTATTCTCATAAATTTCTTTGATACGATTGATGGTATCTAGGAACTCTTTGAGGTCCTTACTACCAGCATACTTTTTAATATAGTTATTTACAACAGCTTCGAGGTTCAACACTCCATTCTCGTCATAGTACGCTGAATGTTTAGTATTGATAAACTCTTGGATGATAGGATTCTTAGATGAACCTGTCTCTCGCCAAGCCTGATTGTAAAGATCCCCGTTTCAAATTTTGTTTAAGTCAATATCATTAACCTGCATTACAAAAGGATTTTCTTTCACAGGATTGAGATTAAATACTGACTTACCATAAATCTTATCTGCAAATTCTTTTACTTTTTCAGGAGTGTCGAGTCTGTCGAAGTATGTCTGTTTGAATTCTGGCGGTCTGTTAATCCATTCACGATAGAAATCTGTAAACGTTTTTGTATACAAACCGGGTACCATAGAAAAGATTTCCTTCTGTTCTTCGTATGCAGCTCTGGCCGCTAGAAGATTTCTATTCGGAGAATACATATTACCATTTGCTACTGTGATATCTTTGAATTGATTTATCGGTTTCTTAGTCAAGAAATAGATATCTCAGAATACAGAAGCTCACAGATCATTCGTAAGTGCAAGTGATACGTAAGAATCTTTTCATTTATTCTTTCCAAGTCTTTCAACCCATTCCATAGAAGCAGCTCTTGAGACCATATACTTTCAATCATTTGAAGTTATCTTAAGATTTTGGTTGAGTACGTCTAGCATATCAAGAGGTGTATTTCATTCTGGAGTTGTAGGTTTACCCATCTTGACTCTATTCTCCCAGATATCATCGAAGAGTTTTAGAGCGTCTTCGTTTCCAAAATACATTCTGATATACTCCCAAAGGTCTTCAAAGAATCTTACCAGCTTACTCTTAGGTTTGAATTTGTTGTTTACAAATTCACCAAATCTTTCAGCAAGCCACTCTTCTGTAATCCAGTTATCATAGTCAGATTGAGAAAATTTCTTCTTTGGATTTTGCTCAAGCCGAGCCTCGACAGTATATCCATTTCTCTCAGCAGAGAGTTTGATATCAGCTTTGTATTCATCTCGAACTGACTGGTTCACGAGTGTCCTACGTTCCTGATCTAACATTAGATTAGTCGCAGCGTGATACCATTCGTGTCCGATAGTAGTGTCCAAAGCTAACTCAGGATTATAAACAATAGCATTAAGCGTCTTGATATACATTCCATTAGGAGCGTCTGCCGAATTCATTATAGATACGATACGATCCATATTCTTTTGGATAGCAGCCTTAGCTTCTTTACTAGGGAAACGAGTTTTAACTACTCCGTCACTTACTTCAACAACAGATACTCCAACAGATTTCTGAACTCTCTTGATGAGTCTATTGATTTCATCAGGAAGTATAGGTTCAACTCTGATGGTTGATTGTACTCATTCAAGTTTTCTTTTAGCGATAGCTTCAAGTTCCTGAGGAGAATACTCTCATTGAGTTCTTTGTTTATTATAAGCGTCAATAGTTTTCTGATGGTCAAGTGCTTCTTGAAGCTCATTGATCATCTCCATCGCTTTAGGAGCAGTCTCTAAATCCTTTGGATTAGATAAATGTCTTTGAGCGCTTTGTATTAACTCATTCGCTCTTTGTATCTTAGACTCTAGTCTTGCTTGCTGAAGTTTCTTAGTCTCCTCAGTCACGACAACTCTCGAGTTGTCGAGTTGATCAGCTTTTTTAAGAAGGTCTTTTTTAATTCTATTTAGTTGCTGCCTAACCTCGGTCAGTGCTTGCCTATCTGAGTCAGATACCGTAACCTTTGCAAGTCTCTCATCTAGTATCTTAGCGTGCGTATTATACATTTTTACGAAAGCCTTAGGATTCTTTTTGATATGTTCAATAAGTTCATCCCTAGACATTCTAAGATATTTTGAGTTTCTAATCAAAGCTTCTTTCTCTGAGTCACTAAGACTAAGATACTTTGGATTTTTATAGATAGCCAATACAATCCTATCTCTTCTATCTGCCAGCATTTTTGCAGCTTTACTATTAGCCTTCTTTGGAGTTACTCAGTAACGAGTATATCCATATAAGCTAATCTCATCAGGGATTGTTAACTGTTCTTTACCCGGGAAGAGTGCTTCGACAACTTCTTGCTCAGCTTCAGTAAATGGTTTATCACTACGTCTCAACAAATATTCAATAGCCCCAGCGAGTTGCTCATCATTGAGGTTTCATCTCGTCATACGATATTGTTTTGCTAGGCTGAGCTTGTAATTCAAATCTTCCAGTCCTGCAGGAGTTTTCTTATACGAAAGATACTTTGCTACAGGATCTTCTAGGATAGCCTCCTCGATAAGCTGTGCAAATCTGAATGGAGTCATCTTGGGATTTGAATTCAAGAAATGGAGTTGCTCAGTAGAAAGTTCCTCTCAGTATATTTTATGATAAATAGACTGATACGTATCAGTATCTTTTATCACGATAGGTTTATCTTTGATCGTCTCAGCCCTAAGATTTTGTTTAATAACATTCTCGATATGGTCTGGACTTTTTACAAAATATCCTGTGTCTGTGATTGGGATTCTTTTGCTAGACTGCGAGATAGGTTTACCATCAGCAGTATACCAACCCATAGGTCTTCTTCCTTTTAAGGAAATGACTCCTACTGGTTCTGGTCCATCAGTATACAGATAGAAATCTCAAGGAGATCCTTTAACTCTCTCATACCTGAAGACTCTATATCCTCTCTCAACACCGTCATCTGCTACGATGAAAGGCCCATCTACTGGTAATGCCTTACCATAAAATACTCACTCAGAGATATTTCTTGATCCATTTGGGATATCAGCTCTAAACTTCTCTTTGAAATTTATCTCAAAATATTTTGAGTCCTCTCTTACAACATTATTAAGCTGAGCCGCAACGATGACTTGCATTTGCCCTGCATTAGAAAGGTCTGAATCTCTTACGGCATTATAGAAAGATGGAGATATTTTGTCGAAATACTTCCCAACTTCTTTCTTAAATTCTGAGAACTCAGCTCAAGTTCTTAGAAGTCTACCAACAATATTCATTTCTTTTAGAGATACCTTAGGAGCTTCTTGGGCAGAGTCAAAGTATTTCGCATTATCGAGCGAGAGGTTGATTGACTCTTCGTAAGATCTTTCTAAATCACGTAAGGTCTTCTCTCCGATAGTATAGTCTTTGGCTTTATCGCTCTGTTCTATAGTGAAAGAGATAAACTTCTTTTCATTACGAGGGACTTCAATACCGTCAATCATACCAGACATTTCTTTAAGATAAGTGTCTGCAGTTCCTTCGTATTTCATATATCAGTCTTTCACATAGATCATACCTACTTCGTAGTTTCCATTAGAGACCATATACATTAAATCATACTCATCTGAGTCAGCTCTGATCTGAGTATATTTTAATTCAATAACATCTCCTCTGGTCTTCACTGGATGATTATAACTATTTTCTATAGCCTCATCGCCGATACGCATTCGGATTTTACCTTCAGATTGGAACTCTAGGAGTGCAGAAATTTTATTATCAAACGCTTTTTGGAATTCATTTTCTCTTAGATTTATGAAGTCATCTCTGAATCTTACATTGTTAGGTTTCCAAGTACGAAGGATCATTTCTTTCTGAACGCCGTTAAGATTTGTATCAGCTCTTAATGCTGAGAAGAAAGCTTCAGACATACTGCTAAGTTCAGGCCTAGCTTTGATAACTTCTACGTAAGTCTTATTGAGCAACATAGTTTCAGATGGGAAGTTGGCGTCTACCATCTTCTTTCCTTCATAAAGATACTCACCCCAGTTTTTCTGGAGATTCTTCGTAAATTCTTTAGCGTGATACAATAACTCTTCTGAAGTTAAGTCATTCATTGTCTTTTGTCCATCATAGATCTGGTTGACATACCAAGCGAAAGCTTGACCGTGTCAACTTCTATTAAGGATTTCATTGGCCTGCCTCCTTGTTTTCCTATCCTTAGCCAAGATCATTTCATTGATCGTTGACTTAAACATTTGTACAAGAGGATTTTGGTTTATCAGATCATTCTGAGCGTCGAATGAGAACATTAAGAGATTTAACTTATTCACATTCTTAAGGTTAGTAATACCATATTTACGGAATAAGGTCTGCACTCTGTTCTCTTTATATGCTTTTACAATGTTAGAAAAACTTCACTTAACCGTCTTATTGCTTTTTTTTCAGAGGAGGTTCCCAGTGATAGATACTGTCTTTCTAGGAGTTCCGTCGGAATGGAAGAAGAATGGTTTAATTTGTGGATTTTGTAGTTCATTATCCAGAGAAGCATTTACATATTTACGGATATCTTTGATGATATCTCCTCTCGAACGGTTTGTTTCGAACTTTGTGAGTTCGGTCCTAATCTTATTTTTATAATCTATAAATTCAGCGTCAGTCATTTTCGCTGGTTTATTCCAGACATACTTAGACTGTTCTACACCGAAGTCATCTTTATAAAACTGTTGTCAGATCAGCTCTCTGATTTCTGTTTTGAGATTCCTGTTATACAGAATATTCTCCATCAGATTTTGGTCTGCAGTTTTCAGAGCATTATCTACAAGCCCATCGAGTTGGTCTAGGGTTTCTTTAGTTTGTTTGATAAGAGCATTGTTGAAATCTTTTAACTTCACAATCTTCGACTCTCCTATAAGTGGTCACATTACGTGACCGATTGCTGATCCGAGTTCTTCTATCTCTTTTGCATTCAGAGTTTTCAAAACCTCAGTAGCGTATTCTTTTCCAAGCCCCATAGGTCCGTTAAGATACCACATAGCTCGGATAGATTCTTTTGAATTAAGTTTGAATTGACCATACAGATTAGCCCATTCAGCGAGTTTCACCCATCTACCGATAGTAGCTGAAGCAAAGAGGTCGATAGCAAAATCTGTATTCGTATATCCTTCAGGATTCAAACCTGCCATCAGTCCATTTTGCAATGTCTCTTCCAAGATGAAGCTTGACATATTTCTAGCCCAGAGTGCTGTCTTCTGTCCTAAAGAGATATTACTACCAGCAGTGTCGTCAACCCACATTGCGGATTGCTTTAGAAGTTTACCAGCTGCTCAGAGTAAAGAAGTTTCTTTCTCTGCAGCTTGAACAGCAGCCTGAATATATTTCCCTCAGAATAACATTTGCTGACTAGCATTTGATAACTGAGTGAAAGGGATTTTAGTTACGAGATAGTTTGCCATAGGGATAGTAGCCAGATCACCTATGATCGGAGCCAGAGATTTTATGAAAGAAGTTTCCTTCTTACTCTTATCACCTGTGGCTTTATAGACATTCGTATCCAAATAGTTCTCGATATCCGCATTCATAATATACGTTCTCATTTCCTCGAGTGTTAAGTTCTGGTCTCCTCCTGCTAGCTTATTGATACCTGCAGCTACGAGAGCAGCAGTATTAGAAAGCCCTCACTCACCAAGTGAAAAGAATTCATTACCAACAGCTCCGAGAGTATTCATCACTCCAGTTCTTTGCCATTGAGCTAAGTCCCTGAAATAGTTATAAGCGTCTTTATAGTATTTCTGGAAGTGGTCCCCTTCTGTTTGCAATTCAAAAGGAGATCCTCCGACCTTAGCAGCTACCTCGTCGAAAGTCTCAGTAGGATTTTTTACAGATTCAATAGCGAAGTCCTCAATTCTTTTAATCGTCTTCAGTGCTGCTAGGAAGTCGTTTCTCGCGTCAGGATTATCTTTTACCATATCAGCATACTGTCTTGCAGCAAAATACGTATCTCAGAGTGAACCTTGGAAAAGATTGTCATACAGTTCTTTCTTGCCTGGAGTAAGTCCAGCTTGTACGAAAGCTCTGTCTTGTGGTTTGATATCAGATCCGAGGATCATACTTACAAGCTCATCTTTTGTGATAGCAGCTTTATGCTTGTTCTTCTTCAGACTCTCACCTGTAAGTTTATTATAGAACGAATCATCTACATAGGTGAAAGGATTATCTATGAATTTACTATTCATATACTGGACTTTGTCGAAGAACATTTGAGCCGTAAGTTTACCAGTTGCCCCAGTGTCTGCTGTTTCATATTGATATTTAGAGAATACTGTAGCGTCGAGTTCTTTGAACAGTGCTTCTCTTTTCTTAGGATCAACTTCATCCCTGAGTTTCTTATACGCCTCGGCAAGTTCTTTTTTCTGAGTCGCAGTAATCTCATTATCTTTATTTGTAAAGATATTGATTCTAGTGTTTACGGATACGAGTCATCAGTCAGATTGTTTGTCGTTGATTGTTGAACCGGCTCAGATTGAAGAGGGACGAGCCGATTTTTTAAAATCGGTGTCGTTAAAACTGATGATATCCTGTTCGTTCGGATTAGCCCAGTTAGAGATAGTACTAGCGAAGTCTTGGAGTTTTAAGGCTCCTGCGTCAGAGACATTCTTAGCGAAAGCTCAGAGGCTGTTATCTCCGTAATAGTCAAGCCCATTCTTTTTAGCGAACTCCTCGAAGCTTACGTCTCAGAGCCTTTCTTTAGCGACTCTTTCTCTTTCGATCTGTTTGAATTTATCGAAAATCTTATTCCCCTTTTTACTCTTGATGGTATCTTTACCAAGCCATTCAGGGGTATTGTCTTTAGAAAAAACGATATCATATCCGTCATCGGATAGTCCTATCGATTGTGAAGAAGTCGGATCGAAGTTCTTCCCCAGATACTTAGCCTTCAGTTTACCAGAAGTAGACATATAGTATTCGAAATCCTTGTCAGCTCAGGTCTTGATATATTTCTCTTTTATAGGAGAAGTAGTTGAAGGAGTGGAAGATAGTTCTTTCGCTGCGTCTAACTCTGCGAAAGCGTCTGGCATTTCGATACTTGAGGCATATGTTGGAGAATACAGATTGAATCTCTGTGGGTTATTCTCTGAAAACTGTTGCACTGCAGTGTTAAAAGAACTCTGTGTTGGAGTTATCTTACTCGCCGCAGGAAGGATATAGTCCGTCGCCGCCTTCGCTGCTAACCCCCAGATACCTCAGAAGGTTGGGGTAGGGATGGAAGGAGTTACAGGAGAAGGAGCGGGCTGAGGGACAGAAGGAGTCGGAGAAGGTTGGGTTGAGTTGATAATATTCTCGTCTGAGAGTTTACGCCTGATGAGCGATCAGATGGCGCTTAAGAGTCACATAGTGGAGAGAGTTGGAGAGAGTTAAAAAAAACTAGTATATAAATCCTATGTCGATATTCGTGTATGTCGTTCTCGGCATAGGTTGTGTTAGGAACGGATTTGGGATCGTACCTGCAGGAGCTATGTTGGATTGGGAAGAAGTCGAGGTAGATAGGGAATCGTCGCCGTCAGTCGACTGGAACTTATTTCTGTTGAGTCAGAGATGATTCCACCGTGTCCAGAGACACATTAGCATAGTAGCTACGAAGTCGTCGTGGTTCGTTTTAGAGCTAGTGTCTGCCATCCACTTGGATTTACCATTAGAGAAGTTTTTGTATTCCAAGAACTTCGGCAACTGGTCTACGAGCGTAGGGCATTGGTTTTCCCAGATCTCGACCATATTATTATCAAATAGCGTCTGAGCTGCTTCTACCATCAGCCTCTTTGGAACTTTCCAAGTATTCGGTTTATGAGCGTCTTTCGTCGCAGCGATAGCGTCACCTCAGATCCAGCGATACGCATATTGGAAGTTTAGCCCTTGTCAGGTCATAGCGTCCACTACCGCAGGATGAGTTGAGTCCAGAGATTTCAGGATTGGTACCTTGAAATTACTGAGATACTCGTCGAGGTGTTCTTTGATAAGTTTCGCCTGCGGAATGAAAGACCCTTTATTCGTAAGATTCAGTTGCAGTTCTTTGAAGATGATAATCTTATTCCTCTTCTCATCATACGCTGAATCCATCCACGCAGACATATCCGAGCTGAGAGCTGGATCATACGCAGTTACGATACGTTTCCAGTCAGGGAGGTAGCGTCTCGCGACGTCCCCCTCTCACAGGATATAGTGAGGCGCAGGGAACTGGGTATCGTGCCCCATAGGGATGAATACCGAATTGATCAGTGCTGGCTTATAGTTGAACACGGTTTCCTTTTCGAGGTATCTACAGTAGAGCTGTCTCATATAGGCTTCTGGGTTATCCTCCAGTTCTGCTTTAGATCAGTCCTTATCTACGATAACTTCTACGTCATCTACAGTATATCTGAGTCCTACGCATTCGTCAGGAAGAGTATAAGTCATATCATTCTTTTCGAAACGGTGTTTATAGTACAGTTCCTGTAAATGTACGAACGGATCGAGGATCTGAGAAGATTCCTGTTCGAACTTGTTACAGAGTTCGATAGGTCGGTAGTAGAGTGGTCTTCCTCCTCCTTCGTCGTAGAAGGTGGATACCACGAGCAGTCTTGCTCATTCGTTGGTAACGATCTTCATAATATTATCCTTCACTCCTGTTGGGATATACATTGCCTCGTCGAAGAATACCGCGTCTGCGGATTGTCCGACAGCTGGCGCTCTACCGAGAGCAGAGAAGAATTTACATTGTGAAAGGATAGTCCATTTACCAGTCACAGGATCGATAGTCCTGAGCATTAAGGTATCAGAACCCTTTTCATAATACATCATACGTTTTAGCCAGTCGAATTCTTTTACCAGCGCATTGATATAGTCCATTACCTGAATGATAGCGTCACTATCCTTTGTGATGAACAGTACTGACCTTGGTCTTGTAGCAGACCTATAGTTATGGTTGAGCAATTCCCCCATAATTTCCATCGCCAAGAAACTGGTTTTACCTCATCTACGAGGCACGATGATCACCGTCTTCCTTCCCATCCTCAGCTTAGCGTCAGCCTGCCACGCTTGGAGGAGTGTACTCCTCTGGTGGAGTCTGTGTTTCGGGTCAGCATTCCATTCACTCAGCGCTCCTTTGAAGAGTTGGTACCTCAGCGCAGCGGTATAGTTGTCAGGGATTTTAACTTTACGGTATCACTTGTTGTTTCTGGCAGAAGAGTTCTCTGGGAGAGTTATGTAGTAGTCCTCTCAGATCTTGAACTCCTGCTTCTCTGCGGTCTTCGACGCACGGTACTCTAGTGGATCTGGCCTCTGAAAATTCATCAGCCATTCCTTCAGGTTGATATAGTCTCCGACTGAAGGGAGTTCGGTGGAGTTGGCGTCATAGGACATACTCATCTGCCTCTCTAAGTTCTCCCAAGATACCTGAGTCATAGCGTCTTGCGGTTTGTCCGTAGCGGAGTTGAGTCAGGAATGAGGGGTGGAAGTGGCAGGGGTGGTAGCCGTGAGTGTATAGAAGTCGTCAGTCTCTGAGTACCAGATACGGTAGGTCAGGCAGACGGCCTTCCACGCTCAGAGGGTATAGTCTGTCACCATTCCTAGGTTCGAGAGCCTCAGGATATTCTTATACCGTTTTGAGGTGATATCTTTGTATCCTAGGGACTGGAGCTGTTCAGGGGTAAGGGAAGCTGAAGAGGCGGTGGAGGTTGAGAGGACTGGGAACTGGAAGTCATACACTTTACCGTAGAGGTTTTCGATACGGAAAGTACGGTAAGAGGAAGTGTGCTTTTTATGAAACTGTAGTGCTGCTGTGGAATCCAGAGTATACGAAAGGTGCTCACCGTTGTAGATGAGCTGTCAGGTTTTCGTATAGTCTGAATAGATAAATCACAGCATTTACAGGAGTTAAGGTCTAAAGAATGTGGTCATTAAAACTGGTACAATAGCGTTGGCGGTATAGACAGGAACTGAAGAAGGATAGCGGTCGTCCTCGGGACGGGGTTTGGGATCCGGTAAGAGAGGAGGTTTAGGTGACTGGTGAGCAACCTGTTTTCTAAGTCTACTGAGTTCCTCTAGTTTGTCCAGTGCTACCTCTATTTCTTTCAGAGCCGTCTCTAGGTCCTTCGTAGCCTCGTTAAGAGATTCAGTCGCCTTCGTGAGTTCGGAGGGCTTCTTGGTGAATCGCTTTGATCGTCGTGCCATAGTGATTACGGTCTGTTGAGTAAAAGTTTATCTGACTCTTCCTCTGGAGTCCGGCTCTTTATCCACTCTGCGTAGGTTTGCTTTCTAGGAGCAGAGAGATACATTAGAATCTCGAGTTCCTTAGCTTCTGAGGGATACTTGTCCGCTGGGAGGCGGAAGCTCTTAAAGGTCTGGCTCGGGAAAGAGGTACCTTCGAATAGCGAATCTTGATGATGGCTTGAGAAGAATAGTTTCAGATATTCATTATTAACGAACTTGTATCTCTTATCCGAAGGATACGCTTGAGAGAAGGTTAGGTTTTGGTCTGTTCTTTTCTTTAAGATTTCCATATGGGTACTAGAGATATTACTAGAGATCTTTTTTGTTATGATTGCTATATCGATAGCCGAGAGTTTTTTTATCGGCTTGAAAGTATACAGTAGGAACAGGTTATTTAGAGGTTCTACTCTGAAGTCCTCAGTGAATTTAAATTCCGGATCGGTACTATTAAGGTCATACGCGAAACTATTCAGGGTTGTAAACCTATCACTGTACAGATGATATGCCATCACGAATTTGTAAAACGGGATCTCAGGATTGAGATACGTGTTATACATAAGTGTCTCGAGAGATTGAGGAGTTAGCCAGCTTGGACTGAATGGGCTTCTAGTCCTCACCAGATACCAGAGGATTTTATCTTCTACGTATTTGAGCCTAGGGTTGTTAGAATCTAGGGAGTCCAGTATTTCTTCGAGCTGCAGCTCTGTACATATCCCAAAACGCATACAGAGAAACTGAACATACAGTGGATTTAGGTCCTCGAGCTGGATAGTAGGAGTTTCTACGGGAGTGGGTTCGGAAGACTCGGGCTTCTTACTCAGTTCTGAGAAGATACTATGGAGGATACCTCAGAGGTCTTTTTCGGAGTCTGGGGCTGGTCCTGTTGGAGTGGAAGATACAGTCGAAGTAGAGGGCGTTTCCTTTGTTGGCTCACTCTGCTCCGCGTCCAGGAGGCACCTACCGCACGGCGTATGTCAGAGACCGGTGATCTCTCAGATCCAGAGATACAGATCATTCGTGAAGAGATAGTAGCGCTCTCGGTCTGAGGGGTTGTCGGTTGCGTCTGCGATTTCCTTTAGAGCCTCGTGTACAGTGAGACGGTGTTTGAACTGACATCGATAGGAGAGATCTATGTCGTAAGAGTCGAAGAGTGCACGTTGGAGTTCTTTTCTGAGAGCGTAGTGGTCGTGATACTGGAGAACTGTTTTGGTGATGTCTTGATCGTAGGAAGACATAAAGGCATTTTGGTCAAGAGTCGTGTCCTGTGCAGAAACTGGAGTAAGGCTTGCAGCCTCACTCTTTTCCTGATTGAGATTAACGATCTGTTCCAACTCGTGGTCTCCTAGAGCTAGGAGATTACGAATAGCTAAGAGCTGGTCTAGTAACGGTGTGCGCGAGGTCATACGGTGTGTGTTAAAATATAAAAATATTTTACGGCAGTATACTGAAAGAAAGTAAAAAGTCAAGAGGAAGTGTATGTCGCCCGGAGGGCGATATACCAGTTAGGTCTCCCACGAAGTGGGCAGAGCAATGTGTCACCGCCCGCACGAAGTGTGGGTGGAGATACGACCTCTACGAGAAAAGATACAGTCGAATTTGAGGGTAGCCGACCACTCTGATCGCCCCTGCGGGGCGGAAAGGATACCTGCGAAGCAGAGGGCGGCACGGAGATACGACAGAGGCCATACTCCCCCGAAGGGGGAGCGATGATTACAGAAAATTTTGGGGAGAGTTTTTTCTGGAAAAAATTTTTACGAAAAAGGGATGAAAAAATTTTCGGGAAGGAGAAAAATACAGGGAGAAATGATAGGTCATTTTGGAGGCAAAAATCATTTAAGACACACCGGCGTGATCAAACGGGGAAATGTAAGGTGATGGTCGAACGACCGGGAAATTAATTTTGCGTACGATCGGAACTGAGGTGGGTTGAGAAAGGAGAGATAGGAACTGCGAAACGGAGGTACTACGGAGGAGTGGTCAATGGAGGGAAAGCGCGGTTAAGAAGCGGAAAATGAGGTTTTAGGTTTGCGGGGGGTACCTCCCCTACCTGCATACGTTCTTGGGGGGGTATACTACTTCTTACTGACTAGCATTAGGAATAGTGTATATCTACGGTAGTAGAAGAAGGATAAGGTGTTATTTAATACTCTAGTAGTAATAGGAAGACCGCTGGCGCGGTCTGACATATACGAAGAAGCAGAGGGTAGTTTCCCGGTGAAGCCGTAGGTGTCTCCGCATTACCGGTAGCAGGGATGCCTGATTTCCCTACTGACCTAAATGGTTGGAATACTAACACGCAGTACCGTAGGGAAATAAGGCAGCCCTTGGGCTGTTATCAACCCCTACCCAAACGAAACGCCCAAGCAGTAACCCTAGCCCTGCGGTGCCTTTGGCCCACAGGGACGACATAAAGTCGTGGTACTGACAGGGGTTTATTTGGGTAGGGGTTGATTTTTTAGGGGAAATCAGTATACTATAGTTGTTCCATTAGGGAACGTATTTAGATATTTACAGAAAATAGGAAATGGAAAGAACAAAGACAATGAAGACAAACTTAAAAGACTTTATGAAGACTGTGAAAGCGGAGCCTTGTGGAGTGTTTGGAGGGACACCGACTAAAATCAATCTTGATGAGTTTGTATGTACAGAGCCTACGAAGGAAAAGCCTATTTGTCATTTCAATGATAGGCATTATGCTACGATTGACGAATACGGTTTCGTGAGGTTTTATTTCAAGAATGATATAGATTATATTAAACTTGCTGATTTACGTGCTACTTGTGATGAGTTGGAGAAACAGCTTGAGAATGCAAGGGAGTTAGAGTTGCAAGATGAATTGAGATATACGATAACTAAGGTAGAGGAGGACATCAGATTTGCTAGTCGTGAATACTACCAAGATAGATACAAGGTAGATACAAGAGGCTATGCAAAGGAGTTTGTTCAGCAAATGCAACAGGAGAACAGAGCGGGGAACAGTGTTTGGAAAGTAAGATGGATGCTTGGAGCACCGTTTACAGGGAAGAATACGGAGATAGTGGATAACAGACCAGCTTTTAATTGGGAATGGATTGATACGAGATGATAGTATTAGTGGGATTTATAAGCACCGCCTATATATTAGCATTATTCAATGAGCATAAACGAGGATACAAATTGAGTATTGTGGGTATGCTTTGGACAATTCTATTGTTATACGTTCAGGCGGTTGAGAAATTTACAGTCTGAGGCTAGGGAATATACACTGGAGCTAGTGGAAAGTATACGGAAACGATAGGCTTTTGCAAGGGGAAGTCTATCGTTTTTTTCTTGTCAAAAATTTTTCTGGTTTTTTTTGAAAAAAATGTTAGAAATATATAACAATTTTTCTAAAAATTTGCCACCTCAAAATGCAGGAACGCCTTGCGTTCCTAAACCACCACCCCCAGTCACACCTAGCCTTACTCGATTTGACCCTTTTTGATGAGTTAGCCCGCTTCCCACCATACCCACCCTAAGTTAATCTCACGTACGGCCTCGGAATATAGAAAAAGTCGACTCCTCAGATTGGCGGTTCTTGGACAGAGCCGCAACCATAACTAGCCTTACTCAAAAAAAATCTCCAAACCCCAGTCTGTTTCCGCCCTTGTATTACAAGGTACCGGACATTGCAATGTAGACAAAATCGTGAGTTTCGTATGATACTAGACCCCCTAAAACAAACACGAGAAATCGAATGAGACCCCTATTGAGAAGCTAAGCACACGTAATTTTTTTCTAGGCGACAGTGTGTCAGAGAAACTACACTCAACCCTTGACCTATCGATTCAAAGTACTATTTCAGAAAAGGTGAAAGTATGCCGCTGAGGCTACTATCTGATCTACAACATAGAGTATTAAATTATACTAAGCCCAATTAAGAAGCCTTATTCTCTATTATCATATCATAGTAGGGTTTTACAATTTTTCAAGTTAGATTATATACACAAAATTTTACAAAAAATTCGAACGATTTTTCCATCTCTATTTTTAACACGTATAATTTTTCACACGTTATTATTATAAAACTCTATTACTATATAATAATAGAAACTAATAATACTTAACTACTATATCTCTACTTAATACTCTACTTAATATTCAATATAATACCCCCACAGACATACTTTCCCTTCCGCCATTTACTCCCCATCTCCGCATTTCCTAGGTCTCATCTCACCGCCCTCAAGCCCACAACTTTTCTAATCGCCCCACTGTTTTCTCTAGTTCTCGACTGACTTCCCCCCTAATTTTTCCTGTTATTTTCGTGACGGTACTATGCCGTCTCTCTCATCATTTTGGGTACATTTTATACATTTTTGTCACAAACCCTTTTTTTATACTTCCTCTTGATTTCTTAAAGGAAATCTGTATACTGGAGTTGTCGATGAGATACCCTCTACACCGACTGTATACTTTCCAACGCCAGCCATTATCCCCCCTGTCTCACTACTTGCTTACCCCAAGCTTCGACTGTAAACTTTATAACTTCTCACACTTCAACTAGCTTATCTGATTTCCGCAACTCACCTACGCTTTGCGTATCTCACGGACGGTTTTATTACTCACTACCTCCACAAATTCGACTGTAAATTTTCCCAAAAATCTTGTCAAAAAAATCCTTCGCCGACTCGTAATACTCTATCTTGTATTCAATATCGGAACTAACTATCACTTCCCGCAGACACCGATTGTAAACTTCATCTTCAATCTTATCTAATTATGTATTTATTTCTATCTCCTCTGTTTTATATGTATCCTTCCTCAACCATATATAATCTCAGCAGCCATATACAATCCAATTCTTTAATGTATATTATGATCTATATGGATTCCCCAATCTCATATATATCATAACATTCTTTAATGTAGTTTTTATTCTATTATCTTTCATATTATGAGTACAGAACAATGTATCCTTTGTGGATCTAAATCAACTCGTAAGAGCTGAACCGACCGTAAATGAGAGCAGCGCTATCGTTGTAATGATTGCTGAAGAACGTTCTTCTCAGGTCAGGCGTACTATTCTGGAACAGAATTCGCTGAGCAATTATACAATGCCCACTATGTTTATGGTATTGCAACAGAACTCTTGGCAGTGTATTATGGCACAACCAATAGAAAGGTTAACGCTATCATAAGATGGGAATTGAGACGCCGCCAGCTAGCTAATCAACCGTACCATTTATCATCTGTAAAAATGTACGACCCAAAACTTGATCAAGAAATCTTGCCTCCGTACCTAGAACAATATGGTAAGGTTCCGTTGCGTATGCCTGACGGTAGAGCAATTTACGCAGCGTCGTTACCGAGTCATAACAATGGCTTCGACGTAGACCCGACTCTTTTACACAAGCAGCCACCATTCAATAATCAAGCTACTACTTGTATAAAGGATCCTAATGTAAGGTTCCCAGAGCAGATGAAAAAAGGTAACGCGTAGCTGTGTCACCTCCAACGGAGGTGATACAGATCTGACGTTTCGACGTCTTACCTCAACTTCTAAATTAACGTTTCGGTGTTCCGAATATATTTTATTCTTATTACCCACTATTAGAATGTCAATCATTATGAACTGTAAAGTAACCAAGATTTATCCTCTCACTGAGAGAAAAGCTAAAGACTGAAGAGTCTTCAAGTCTCAACAGGTTATCATTATGCCTGAGTCTGAGTTCGAGTCTGAGTTCCCTTCCACTATCCTCCTCACTCTGAACCCAGAGTTCGAGAAGCACGAGAAGGTCCTCAACAAGATCACCCAGGATTCGGTGTACGAATTCTGACTCAACTTCAGAACCAGAGAGTGGACCAACCCAGAGACTAACCAAACCTCTGTATTCTTCGAAGCCTCAGCACGAAAGGCCGCTGACGTGGCGCTGGCAAATCCCAGTAAAGCAGACGACAGTTCTCTACCCTTCTAAGAAGCCAGTCTATGTCTACTGTTCTACGCCTCCGCATTTTACTTACATTGTATATCCTAAATGAGTAACTCACTACCTGTAAAAACTACGTCACTAACTGACGATATAAAAGCTAAGGTCTCCCAAACTGACCCTATGCTTCTCCTATTGAAGCGTTGCCGGGACGAGGAAGCTGACCACTACACGCAGCTCTTCCAGTCCACCGATCCTATCCAACACGCTATAGGATACAACGAACTGCGAGGTCACTTAGCTCAGGTAGTGAGCGACGACCCGAGTCTCACGACTTGGGAAGGTTCTACGAATAAAGGGTTCTGATATTCCTACACACCACGTACGGTACTGAGAGCCATCAAGAACCCTAACATTCCGGGTGATCCACTCTCACTGCAGAGCGAAATCACCCTGAAGCTTAAGAGAAGAGAGGTCCTCTATCTCGTGGACGACGACATTCCTACCCTCAGACTCAGAGGTACCACCTCTGCTCACGTCCTCACTCTCTTAAAGAATATCTGCAACATAGAACTGAGAGGTTTCAATCTCTCTAGGAGATACTGAGATATGAGAGTAGGTGCAACAAGCCGAGAGCTTCACGAGAATACTTGAGTACTCGTAGGTTCTCCAGTGATCTCTAAAGCCATCAAGATCAAGATCGATCCGAATATCGATACCATCTCGATCGTACTTCAGCACGGTCACTCCATCCACTGGAACTATTCGTGACTCTCAGATCTTCCTGAGACTAAACAGAAAAATGTTGCGGTACTGTTATTCAACAGGGTGAAACAGATGGTCTATAGGGATAAGGTATTGGAGGAATAGAGTGTCGTCCCACGGGGACGATACTCCTTACCTTTAATGCGTTGTTGCTTGCGACATTGTCATTGGTATTTTATCACTTATACAAAACGAAATGGAATTCAACTTCAGAAACTTACTTAAGAAATCTATCCCTTATATCCTCGCCGTCTTGGCGCTCAGCCTTGCTCTCATCATCTGGATGAACACACAACAATATAGAGATCTCCAGAACAAACAGCAAGAACTCATCCAACTCAATCAGCAGATCGTAGATAATTCTACTGAGTGGCAGAGACTCGAGGACCTACAGAAGCAGCTTGCCGATTCCAATTCCTCTCTTCGTTCTCAGCGTGACCAACTCGAAGAATCCATCGCAACCCAGATGGGTTTAGGAACTGGAGGAAGCACGACGACTCCGTCAACAACGATCGTGAGCTGATCAGCGCAAGTGAGATAGGAACTAGCTCACTTACCTGAACCTCTACCTGACGAACGTATCTCCTCAATGAGAACTGAGAGGCGATTAGACAACCTGTTTTATCTTCAACGACTCCTTCATCTCGTACCGACGAACTCATCAGATACTACGGTCAAGACCCACTGATCCGACGTACTCTTTCAGCTTCTATCTGAGTGAAACCTGAGTTCGCTATCTGCCTATCTCAAGCAGAGACAGGTGTAGGTAAACATTTCAAGACAAAGCATAATTGGTTTAATGTGTGAAATTCGGACTCTTGAAGAACTATGTCTTTCGAATCTTTGGAACACTGATTCAAAGCACTCGGTGACCTAGCTCTGAATGGTAGGTTCTTATCTAAGAAAACTACATTAGCACACCTCGCTCCGAATCATAAGCTCTCACACTGTTCGAACCCTTCGAACACAGACCCAGCGTGTAAGTATGTGTATGCGTCGAGTCCTGAAAATCATCTAAATAACAATATCAACTGCCTTTCAAATATCTATCAGAAACAAATCGATCCGACATTTCAATTCCGTGCATAGCTCCACCTCTTACTTTACCCTCTTACCACCAGTACTATGAAAGACTATCTACTAATGTTTGGTATCTTCGCATTTCTATTAATCTTCACAATGATCTATCCTAAGACACCTCACACCCTACCCCCTGAAGTTACCCAACCAACCTTCCAGAAAGGTCAGAGTGTTGTCTGCTCTATCGACAATGAGAACCCTCCGCAAACAGGTACAGTTCTCGAAGACAACTGAGTTAACATAGAGATCCGTCTGGATAATCCTAACCTCCCTAGTGGTGAGACTTTATTCTCAACCTATGCTAATCCTGACTACTGTATAGTTTTACCCTCTCAACCCTAACCCAATGGATAATATCCCTTACAACTTCAAAGTCTGAGACGTAGTCTGTGACTTCAAACGAAGACACCAATACGATTCAAAAGTTAATACTGGTGTGAAGATTGAAAGAGTATTACAGAACGGTGACTTAGTTTTGAAAGACGCTTATGGTATCCACAAGTATGAGCACTTCGTACTGAAGAAAACCCATACTCCTAAGTTCAAAGCCTGAGATATTGTAAAGCTCATCGGCTTTCCTGAATACTATAATCAATGACCCTCACAATTCGTAGTGAAGAAATCTGAAGGTACTGCTGTCTACTATGGACTCCATAACTCTGAGTTCTATGTAGACTCTGATATCCAACTCATCGCTCGTCCCGGTGATCACGATGAGAAAGGATACCCGGGGATCGTCGTACTCATCGGTATGATAGTCGGATATTTATTAGGTAAATACTTGTAGGATGGATTACATAACCCGCTTAAAGAAACAAATCAAAGAATGTTCCGATATCGCTGAGAGAGAATGCTTATGTATTCTTCTTAAAAGATATGAGCTTCGCGAGTCTGATAGACTTACAGATGAGATGGATAAGTTTTTTACTTGAGCATTAAATCTCCTCAAGAATCAACCGCGACCAGTAGCTTGTGAAAATTATTATTACATTTCGCAGAAGACAAACTTCTGCAAGACATATAATGTATCATTTTAATTTTTACCCCCCCACTCCAATGGACACACTCGTATCCCTTCTTATCGTATTCCTCCTCTTCCTCATCGTATACTATCTGATACCTTGAGTACTCCCAGAGGTTACGTTTTTTATATATTAATTTTCCACAACTATGTATTTAGTTCTCAAAAAAGTTGTTAACTGATGGCAAGCTAAGATAGATGGTAATCTTAACTCACAAGTCTTCAAGACTAAGGCCGAACTCCTCGACCACTATATGGTCCACCATATCGTGGAGGATACTCAGCCTATGGCTGAGTTGTCTATCGATCCCGAAGATGAGACCTTTACGAAGATACTGAAGGTAGCTGTTAAGAATGGTTGTCATCTCTTTGGAGCTAAGCCGCTCAATATAGAAGTTGTAGAGCCTTTCATTTACAAAATCTTCTACACTAAAGGATCTGAGTTGGTATCAGTAAATGATTTACTGATACCTGAAGCTGGATTTCTGGAGTGGCTTATCGGGAAAAGCTGGTTGGAAACAGACTGATATAAGATAAGTGAGGCACTAAGTTTTATGCGTTGACTTATTGATATGGCAAGTCCTTATGGTTGGATCATCCTTCTTTTTGTAAAGCTTTATGAAACTCAAGATAGAGTATCTTTCATCAATACACTTTACTGCTGACCCCTAAAGTTTTAATCAGTAACTTCCATTCAAATGAAGTTTCATATCTGACAGAGTTTATATATATTATGAGTCAATCAATATTACCTTAAAGACCTTCCTCATCGTAAGTGTAAGATCATCGCATTGAAAGAGACTCCGAAGGGTGAAGGATGGAACGACTATGAATTAGTTTGTGAAGTTCTCGAAGATGGAAGACGTTTCAGGGTAAATTATGATAGCTTTTGATTCACTCATCCAAAAACTAGAAACACTGAAACGGATGAAGAAGAGGACTTTAAGATCACTCCTTCGGATCAGTATGTTTCTGTGGTATCAACAGCCAAAGAACTTTATAAAATCATAAGAGAAAAACGAGCAGACTACCACGAAAAGGACGTCTCAATTAAGAAGTGGTTGTTAAATGAAAGTATAAAAATCCGACAGTTATATGATGATCCCAAAAATATCCAAAGCGATATCGCTAAATGGATCGAAGAAGAAGAATCTTTATCTCAATAAGAAATAAGATGAATCTCCTCTACTCCTATCAGAACTGAGACTATACTACCTCAATCTACAGTGACTGAACTAAGGTCCGTGAGTGATCTTGAGTGGCTCAGTTCCCAGAGAATATAGATATCAAGATTACTAACTACTGTGATCTTGGTTGTCCATTCTGCCACGAGAACTCCACTACTGCTGGTAAGCATTGAGATCTATCTAAGCTGCTTGGTCATATCAAGCAGCTACCGAAAGGAGTTGAGTTTGCAATAGGATGAGGGAATCCGTTGTCTCACCCAGAGCTTCTCGGACTAGTGAAGGAACTTAACAGTTCCTGATATATCCCCAATCTCACGGTAAATGTAGCTCACTTCGGTCAGCTTACTCCTGAGATTTTACAGTATATCTACGGCCTCGGAATCTCCTACGGCAACGGTATCCCAGAGAGTATCACACCCGATACCTATGAGCATATCGTAATCCATACGATCGCTGGAGTACATTCTACCGGTCAGATCCAATCTCTTCTGGAGAGGTGATTCAAAGTTCTTATCCTCTGATATAAAAATTACTGAAGAGGTAAGACATATCTCTCAGATAAAATCAGACACAATATCAACGACCTCAAGACTCATATCTGAGAGTTACTCAGTGAAGGGTTTTTATCTTTCGATAACCTAGCTCTTGAGCAGCTTAATGTTAAGAGATTCTTTACTCCAGAATCTCGAGTCGAAAGATATATGTGAGACGAAGGTACATTTACAATGTATCTCGATGCCTCGACAGATGATATCCAGTATGGTATTGCTTCCTCTCTACCTCAGAGATGGAAGCTTGAAGATATATTTTTTGCATTTAATCACGTAAAAGATGAGCGTAAGACAGTGAGTTTTTGAAACGAATAGTTCTTCTATGCATTCGTTTTCATTCTACGGTGAACCAGAATATGGTACCATCATTCCAGATAAAGATGGTATTGTTGAGATAGCTTTCGGAGAATACGGACGAGGATATGAGAAGTATACCAATCCTATCGACAAAGCGAACTATATCGCTACTGGACTATTCAATACTGAATGGCCGGGTAAGGATGATATGGAAAGATATCCTCGAGCAGACCACCTCTATGAATATAAAGGAGACAATCCAGATATTCTAATGTTCGAAGAAGTTATTAAGGATCAGACCAACTGTAAGGTTGTCTTGTATCGTCTTAATGAAAGCTGGTGAAGCTGAGGTGAATATGGATTCATCGACCATCAGTCGTCTGATCTTCGACAAGATATGTTCGCTAACCTTAAGGAATCTATTTTTAGAAGATGAACATTAGAGATAGACAATGATAATCATTAAAGGAATACTAATTCTCATCGGCGCTGCGTGCGTCCTAGTTTGGGGAGTAGAGTTATTAATGTATATTCTACTATTTATTTACCTAACAGTAGAAAAGCTATGGAAGCGTATCAAGGGTTTACGTCCCGAGAAGAATTAGTCAGAGACCACAAGGGTCTAAAGGAACAGATTAAAGATCGAGAGAAGCAACTCGATTGCCTACAAGAACTAGAAGATCTTGAGGAAATTAAAGCAGCCGTCGATGAGATAGCAAACCAGATGATGGCAGTCAATATGTAGTTTTTATTATTTAATATACTTTGCAATGAAATTAAACAGCAGACAGATCGACGTACTTGTAAATGAAATTTACAAAAGGATCAACTCTGATCCGAGATATTTAGGTACAGATCCAGAAAGCGAGAAGAGCGTTAACGAACTCTTCGAAGCCTATAAGCAAACAGACTTCTATAAAAAAGTAAAAGAAGTTCTTGATATGGATCCAAGCAATAATAAGGTTACCGTATATGGTAAATTCTACGTTAAGCAACTCGGTATTGCCGATAGAGTAAGTGACGTTAGTTGTTATTTCTATCTCAATTCTCAGAATATAGATGAGAATGCTATCTCAAATATCAGAAGAGCTTTTCAGAAAAAGTCTCCGTCTAAACAAGAGATCGAAGATAAACTCATCCTCGATAGTATCTTCATTGATAAAGATACGGAGATTGAGGAGTTCATCGCAACTTTTGTACAAAAAATTACTGCGTAAATTCCCTTGATTTTATCAGGGAGTTTCGTATATTATAATTAAAGTTAATTTTAAATATTTATGAAAGTGAAATGAGGACCACACCATCACCATTAGTATCAGCTTGGCAGGATATCTCACCAACCTATACAGAGAACGGAGCGATTACCCACTCGACTTCTAATAGCAAGTTAGTTGATATGTTCTTTATGCTTCCTGTATCTTCTCAGAGGGAAGAGTCAGAGATCGAAAGAATCTTTCAGGAAGCGTATAATGAGGATCCTATCTATGCACTTAAGTGTCTCTTCTGGACAAGAGACGCTAGAGGTTGAGCTGGTATGAGACACGTATTCAGAGTATGTCTCCGCTGGCTGTATTACAATGTAACCTATATGTTCCAAGAGTGTATGTACGACGTTCCTGAATACGGAAGATGGGATGACTTGTGGAAATGCTTTACAGATAAAGGAGAGCAGATCCCTGATATGGTTGTAGAATTTGTTAACAACAATCTACGAGAGAAATGAGATACTCTCCTCGCCAAATGGCTACCAAGAAAGTGAGTCATTGCTAAGCAATTCTACAAAAATATCTACGGTAGAACTAGAGAGTTCTCACACGCCAAGGCTTGGAGAAAGAAATTGGTAGAGCTTACCAAAGTTGTTGAGCAGCAAATGTCTAAGAACGAATGGTCTGAAATTAACTATAAGTCAGTGCCTTCAGTTGCGAATAAAAAATACTCTAAGGCTTTTCTGAGAAACGATGAGAAAAGAAGGACTGAGTTTATCGAAAGTGTTTCCAAAGGAGACACCACGATGAATGTAAAGTGACTTTTCCCTCACGATATTGTTAGAGGAATTAGAGGTACTAATGGCGCCGAGAGAGATATGTGGGAAGCTATGTGGAAACAGTATCCAAAGTTCCCAGTATCAGGCTCTGTTCTACCTGTAGTTGACACGTCATTTTCAATGACGTTCAACCCTATCCCTAAGTCTAGGGTAACAGCTTTGGATATTTCCGTAGCTCTTGGACTCTACATTTCAGAGAATAACGACGGTCCTTTTAAGGACAGCTTCATCACATTCTCTGGTAAACCTCAGTTGCATACTACTTCTTGATCGCTGCAAGCGAGAGAGAAATACATATACAATGCTATGGAGAACTACGACACGAATCTTCAGTGAGTGTTCGATATCCTCTTGGCAGTAGCTAAGGAAAGAAACATATCTGAGAAAGATATGCCGAAGACACTTATCATTCTATCAGATATGGAGTTCAACGCAGTCGCTTCACGCTGGGGATCTGTGTTTAATCATAAAGCTATCGAAGAAAGATACAAAGCAGCAGGATACGAAATGCCTTTGCTAGTATACTGGAACCTAAGATCGAGTCACGACAACGTACCAATTCAGAAGAATGAATATGGTCTACTTGTATCAGGATATTCAGTATCAATTCTTAACGGACTACTTAAAGGTATTACCGATCCAGTAGCTATGGTTAAGAGTGTACTCGACTCAGAAAGATATAGAAGAATTAATTAATGATTAAGAAGCCTTACAGCAAAACTATATGAATGGACTTATAACCCTTATCTTCAACGGCTTCTGTTTAAAGGGGGACATACAGCACAACAAACTCTATATGAACTTGTTCAAAAATTCATTATTCCCTGTCCCCTGTTTTGTTTTTTTAATGCTTATACAATGGCAAACTTATGTAGCGGAGAAATAGTTTTTGTGAAACCGAAACAGAAACTACGTAGCTTTCTCTATAGAATAAATGACAGAGATATCTCTTTAGAGAGTTTTGTATGTCCTATGCCACAGGAAATTAAGGACAGTATGAACTCTGATGGGAAAGATGATTCTCGATACTATCGATCGATCGAAAACTGGTGATCAAAACGAGGAACCTATAGTAACTATGTCCAAAGAGATTGGGACGGTAATATTAGATTTTTCTTTGTTACAGCTTGGTCGCCTATTAAAGATAATATTATAGCCGAGCTGGCAAAATATTGCAACTCTTTGATCTATAAGTTTGATGAGTGAGGTATGTATTTCTCTGGTATCAGGAAGTATGTTGACTGAGAATTAGAGATCAGCGAAGATTATGATGATCCATACTATGGTCAAGGAATTAAGTGTGACAAGTGTGGTACGCTTAATCCAAAAGAAAATGATGAATGTATGGAATGCGGTCATCAATGGTAACGATATTGTTACCATATCAGAGGCTCTAGGTCCTTCCCATTTCCACCTACGAGTTTCTGATATGGTAGTTATGTCTACCGTATTGTTTTTATTCTTTACTTATACACACAATGAGAGCAACAGAAAATGGTAAAATCAGGGTTTATATCCAGAGACTTGGAGAAGTCCAGAAGACTGTGGAGCTAGACGTTGATTCTACAGTAGCTCAGGCAATTGACGCAGCTCAGTTGTCAAGAGAGACTTTGCCTACAATCAATGGGCAAACTGCTGAACTTCATTTCTTGCTCGATGACGGGGATATCCTTGTCTTCGAAAAGAAAGGAGTACACCAAGGGTAGTAGCGAACTTCCCCCTCAAACGAGGGGGTTGTTTTTTATAATTGCTTTCATAAAAATGTTTACAGATACTTGAAGAAGAACATTTTATTTACATAAGAAACCGGATAGTCCGTTCTATGAAGAAGGAATAAGATGGGGGATGAGTTTCGCTCCTATACATTGATGAAGTGATAACTATGTATGCCAAACAATAGTTAATGAGGAGACATTACCTGTTATCTTTGTTGAAGTATATAAGGATATCAAGGAATGGTTCGAAAAACTCAAGCCACAGAATATCTCTAGTAGCGTGCATAAGTATAGGTTGTTCCAATCAAGGGACACGATTAGTTATAACTTCTACGACCTCACCTTACGAGAAGTAGAAAATAAGATAGATGAAATATATAATCACATAAATAACATAGATGGTTTTTACTATATGAGCAATATGTTAGTAGATTTCAATCTTTGAATAAGTGTAACAGAAGTAAAGAAACTTGAAGGCGATACTTTCAAAAACGCCTTAAAAGAACTTCTTATCCAGAACTTCGCTTCCTCTGTATACCCAAGGGATAAGGTAGAGGCGTTGATTAAACATATAGATTTTTATTCGTTATAGTATTGAGATGAGAGTAGTACCAGCACCTCAAATAGAGGAAAATAATATACTGCATTTTTCTGTGGAAACAGATATGGAAATAAACCATCCAATGTTTATAAAAAAAAGTCAGTACCAAACTTATCAAGACATTAACGAATATTTTAATTTCCGAAATGTTGAGAATGAAGTAAATGGATATATCATTTCGGTAAAGGAAGATAAAGAACTTGACGCATATAAACTTATTGCTAAATATTTTTTGGATTGGCTAAATGAATTGAATACTAGAGATCTGACAGAATATCAAATATCTGATATCTTAACGGTATCACGTGCAGTTGAAAAGATAGACTTAGAAATTGAGGGAGAAATTTCTGTAGAATATCTTTTGGAGAAAGTTTTTAGCTACACAGAGGAACTGAAAAGAGCAATAGAGCGTGCTGATCGTAATGATTTGTATTATCAGAAATGATACTTCGAAGAAGAGTTTCAAGTGACTACGTATAATTTTAATGTAGATCCAAATCAATTTGCGAAAGAAATAGATGAATATCATTTTAATTATTAAACAGTTTTGTAATGGCAAAAACTATTCTCTACATAGAGACCGACCTTGAGATCAATGATCCTGAGTTCGTTAAAAGTAAAGACTACAAAAATAAGGCTGCGACAATATCTGATATGTACGCCTTCTATAAACACGATGAGATGAGTAATACGTATATCTTTGCCTTTGATGGTGGATATAAGAAAGCACTAGAGAAGTTGGCTATGTATTTCTACCAATGGCTAGGGACAGTAAAGGATAAAGACATCTCGGAGTGTTATATCACTAGGGATCTTATCGACCCCGTGAATGATGATGGGTATAATTTAGAGTTGGAATGAGGAAGTCTAAAGAAAGATATCAAATCAATAAAGGAATATCTTAAGGACATAGATGAGATAATCGAAAGATCTAAAAACGAACCTTGAGTATTTTATGGTGCTGGTAGTGATTATGATACTCCGCATTATATAAATACGTACAACTTCGGTCCTGACTACAAAGAGATTCATAAAACCTTAGTCGACCTACACCAGCGTAGGTCGAGAAGATTTAAATAATTAACAAGTTACGATATGGATTACAACTTGAATAAAGAATACAATATCTGTATGTATAGTCATATCTGAGATTTTTTGTGATTACAAAAAACTGAATTAGGATATGATATTAGTTTATCATTTGACTTTGATCAAGGTAGGTTCTCGATGAACTGAGTGTACAAAGTTAAATGTACAATAAACAATCTCGTAGATATGTACAAGAGACTCTTCGAGGACTGGGTAAAAAATAACTATAAGAGAGTCTTCTCTCCCGAAGGTCATAGAAGTTACGAAGTAACTATGCCATCATTTATGTTTCTGGAAGCATATAATGAAGACATTTTCCTTAAGAGTCTAGCAGATTCGTCTTTGAAGGAGATCATATCGCTCTTCGAAGAATTGGAGATGAAGAGACAAGAAGATCCTTACGTATGATATGAGATTAATGAGGATACTGATTTCGACGATGAAGATGAGGATATGCATAAACTTATCGTTACCTTCTATAAACTAGAAGATCCCAAGTTGTTTCATAAAGCTCATCTACATAAATTCTTAATTCCGATTCTTGTATATCATAGGAATAATACGGAAGATTGGAATTTTGCAGCTGCTGATATCATACAAGAAGTAGTCAATAATGATGAATGGTTTAGTAAACCTTATTATAGTTTTTTTATAACTTAAAAAAATACACGAATATGGAAAGAAACTTTTCGAGAGGTATGGACCTCTTCGACCCAGTAGCTCACGGGAGCAAAAAGATTTTAATTGTAGGTGCTGGTGGTATCTGATCGACTACAGCGTACACGCTTGCCAAGATGGGCTGCAGTAATATTACTGTAGTAGATTTTGACGAAGTAGAAATTCATAACTGCTCGTCTCAATTCTTCTCTGCGAAGCAAATTGGGATGAAGAAAGTTGAGGCTTTAAAGCAGAACGTTAGCCTAATGGCTGATGAGGAGATCACAGCTATTGATTCTAAATTCCTACCAGAACACGTTGAAGGTATGGATATCCTTATCTTGGCTCTGGATAATATGGAGACAAGAGCTGAGGTTGTGAAAGCAGCTAAAGATCATCAGTTTATTATCGATCCAAGAATGGTAAAGAAACTCTGCATTGTTAATACATTATACGGTAATGAGTTCGAAAGAACAAAGTGGCTTTCAGAAGAAATGTGAGAAGCAGCTGCTCCAGAAGAAGTTGCTTGTACTTCTAAAGCCGTAGCCTTCAATGCCGTATCAATGGCAGGTCTCGTGTCTGCAGTATTAGCAGAACACCTGAATGGCGGACAGCTTTGTAAATCATACCAAATGGATACAGGTAATTTTTTACTTTATAAATTTCAATAGAAATGAGAGTGCCAGAAGCAACAACTAATACAGCAGAAGCACCTAAGAACTATTCAGATGTAGGACAACTTGAATACATTAAAAGAACGGTGGCTTTTGAAGGTGATATTGATGAAGTAAAACTTCAACCAATAGCTATCAATGTAAATATTTTTTCACAGTGAGCGAAGAAAAGAATTGAGGAAAAATATCCGAAGGCAAAGTTCTACTCAGGATTTGAAGCTGAAAAGCTCTTGGTAGAATATGTTATGGAGCAACCAGCGGAGGTGATCATCAGTGACTTAGAGTTAAATGTATATAAGAACGGTAGGAAAACTGTGCTTATTACAAACGCCGGATATTCAGAATATCTGCCAGATAGATTTTACAACAATCGTATGAGAGATAAATACTTCCTATTGTACGATGGAACAGGTAGATACAGAGTAGAGAAGCTCTGAATATCTCCAAACAAATTTTATATTGTATTGGACGAAGAACACGTTGTATACACCCACTGCTTCACAAGGAGTGGAGATTATTACCTTCCAAGGTACTCTCAGAAGATTGACGCTACAATGAAAAATGTTGTAGACGGTTTGGTCCAAAGATCAAACGAAGAAATCGAGGCAGCCAAGGTAAATCTTATCAGATCTTTAATCCAGCCAATGGCTGAATCTGCGTTCCTTAAGTGTGATTTCGCAGACCAGTGGAAAGAAATTAAGGAAAAGTATGCTAAGCATTCATTTGTAAAAAGTATTAACCTAAATGATGGTGTATTAAAGATCGAATTCTTAGGTAGAAGAGGAATTGATACGTCTGATTACTACGACAATATTATCCTACCTCCTTGTTATATCAAGGTTTATATGGGAGATAACTACAGAATTGAAGGAGAAATTGGTAGGCACCCACATATCTTAGGAGGTGGTGATCTTTGTCTTGGAGATCTTTCAGGTATTGTCTCAAGAGCTGCGAGAACATTTGATTTTATGGGACTCATTGATTCTATTTGTTACTTCGTCAATCACGTAACTTCAAACGATTTCTCTGGAGAATCTAGGGATACTCGTTTCAGGATGGAAAACTTCTTGACAGATCAGAAAAGCGATATCACTGACGAAGAGTTGCTAGCTATGTTCGGAGATGGAATTAAATTAGAGGAAATTTACTACCAACTCCAAACACAGTATAACTGCTATCAAGTCTTAGCTAGAAAAACAAACCTATTCAGATCTTTATTCGATGAGAATGGAAATCCTAAACTAAACTTTCCTGATGAATCATACTTCTTCAAGCCAGACGCTGAAGGAGGTAGAATCAGAAGATGGGAGAGTGAAAGTGATACTGATGAGACCTACGCAGAGAGAATCAAAAATCTTATCGTCGAAGCAAAGACTGATGAAGATCAGGCCGACGATGATAGAGACAATGAGATGGACGGATAATGATTTTTATTTTCACTAAAATAATATTCAAATGAGAACAAGTAATATTATTAACATAGATACAGAGAGTAGAATTTATCCTTCTACTCCTGAATTCGGAAAATACTTGGGGTTGAATAACCAGAAAGGTTTCGACCTCCAACTCGAGATCGCTTGGGAGATGAATGAATACATTAAGAAGCTCCACAAGATTTACCACAACACAGAGTGGGCTGCACTTTGTAAAGTATTAAAGATGGAGGATGGTAAGTTCGTGTTGGTGGATATGATTCATCCGCCACAAAAGATTACCGCTGGTGACGTTACTATCGATGATGATGGTATGAAGTGGGCTAGTGAATTCCTAGACACATACGATCCAAATCAAAAACATTTATGGAATTGCGTACTACACTCTCACCACAATATGGGAGTGTTCTGGTCTTCTACAGACGATAACGCAAGAACAGAACTTAACGACGGATCGACTATGATGTGGGCTGTAGTAACTGCTTACAATGAAAAAGAGATTACCTATAAAGGTTGTCTTAATTTCTACAGACCATTCAATGTAGAGATCGATGCTACGATGGTAGTAGAGCCAACTCCTGAGATTCAGTTCCTCTCTAAAGAAAATGGTATACAAGCTATCTTCGACAATATGGATTACTCTCCATTTGCGGAAATCTTTGGAGAAGGCGTTATCCCGCAGATGAAAACTGTGTTTGATAACACTGTTAAAGAAAAATACCTTGAGTATATTGACGCAACAGTAGATACCGACACGGCTTTTAGGACTGCTTCGATCGATCACCTCATCCATCCAGACCAACTAGAACAGGTACAGATGACTCGTCAGCGAATGCAGAACGCAGTGAAGCAACTCAGTGAGAATATCATCAAACCTAAATGGTCAGGCTTCGGTACTACTTATAGTAAAAAATCTAAGAAGAAAGAGCCTAAGTACAAACCTAGTTACTACTACGAAGATAGTATGTTCGACGCAGATGATGGCGAAGCTTACGCCGACGAGAACTGGAGAGATAATTACGTATACGACAAAGCTAGAGGAGTGTGGACATTAAAACCTACTGATCACGATAATAATCGTTTGTTAGATTAGCTCTTGACTTTTAACAAGAAATTCTTATACTCCAACATAGTAACTGTATGACTCTAAATGGCAGCGGGGTACCATATCTCCGACACGTGCTTGGGGCGCGTAGCTCAGTGGTTAGAGCGCAATGCATTAAAAATGTCTTTCGTTAAAGGAAGGCTAACAGCAATATATGCTTGGGAAATTGAGGTCGCAGGTTCAAATCCTGTCCGCCCCTCCTATTTAGAAACTAAGAAAACGGAAATGACAAAGGCTATATTTCTCAAAGGTCCTTTGGTAATGAGGCAGCTTACTGTAATTAAAGCCCTCTTATGAGATCAGGCCAACGACTTATATACTGTAACCCTGAAGGACATTTTGTCTCATTATGGCGATACATTTTGTAGTATGAAAGAGGCTACAGATTATATGAAGGAGGTAGATTATCGCTGCAAACGCTGAAGGCTTATGCCAGCTTTTATATCTCCGTGTCAAGATAGTAAATATTTTGGTAAGGAGATACACGAGAAGCTAGAGGAGTATTTAAGATTTCACTACAAAAGTCTTGGAGTTGTTGATCTAATGGAAGAATATAAGAAGCTAAAGGGTTACGACGACGTGCAGGCTTTCAAGGAAAATCGAGCTGTTAATATGTTATGAAACGTCTGATATGCTTTATCTTGTTATGACGCCTATACATATTGATATGACGTCTGTGGACTGAAATGATCTAAGGTAGCTATCGTAGACCTTGATGGAACTACGGTTAGCAATAAAGCAAGATACAAGAAATTCTTTAATAAAGATACTGGTAAACTTAATTATGATAGGTATAATAAAGATGATCAGGTGTATCTATTGGATCATCCTATAATTGAAATGCAAGAAAAAATATCTGAATTAAATGAAGATTGATACCGTGTTGTGATAATAACCGGAAGACCAGCGAAAGTATTATATGGTAGCTTGGCTCGTATTCATTTCAATTTTGATGGATTTTTTATGAGAGAAGACAGCGACCATTCTCCAAGTAATGAATATAAAGAGAGAATGCTAAAATCCATCTTACCATTCCTAGACCTATCTAAGACTATCGTTTACGATGACCGCAAGAAGGATATAGATATGTACGAACGCAACGGACTATTTGTAGTCAACTGCGGAGGTGAAGATAATGACTTTTAAATTCTTATTGAAACAATATGAGAATAAATCCAAACAAATATGCAAGGCAGATTGTAAGTAGAATATTAAGCGATCTTAATGCTCCTTGAGGATTGTGGGAGATATTAGAGGTGGAAGAGGATAAACCAGAAATCCTTTTTGCTATAGCTAAAAGGTTGAATGATATAAGAGAAGAATATTTAAATCTTTTGAAAGCAAAATGAACCACAGAGAAAAAATAAAATATATCAAGAACAATATCAAATATCGTTCTTGTACTCCAGATGATATCTATATCGGGAATATTCTTGAGTGGATGGAAAATGATAAGAATTTTGATATGTATAAAACAGTTGTTTGACTAAGTGAAATGGACAGGAAGAAGGCTGCCATTACAAGCAAAGCAACTGCTGATTATTATAGAGATGAAATCCTAAAAGAATGGATTTTTAAAAGCGATCCATTAGAAGAGCAGTCTATTCTTTGTTTGGATCTAATTATCGAGGCTATTCAAATTTAATAGCCTCCATTATGGACGGACTCAAATAGATGATAACGATATAAAAAGTTTGTTGTGATTAAACAAGCCCGCGCTACATTTTAGAAAGTTGCTATTTGCTTGCTGGTGAGATACCAGCTCCGTCCTAATCTAGGATTAATACCTGTCCGAACCTCTTGAAGACGTTAAACTACTAAGGCGAGGCTGGAAATGAAAGAAGATCCAGAACGAAGAGCTTAGATGAGTTAACACGCATATCAGTCTAAGCCAGTAGGGAGCAATAGGAATAGGAACGCGTGTGATTCCTGTTCCTAATATTGCTCATTGGGGATTGATCGTTCCCGGGTGTTTGACTATTTTTTTAGTCAATTTATTCAATTTTCGCTAGTCCTTTTAGGCTAGCGTATGTTTGTTTAGTGTAATGGTAGCACAGCGTCGGGCTAAACCCGATTAGGAGCGGTTCGATTCCGCAGCAAATGCGAAGCTTCAAGCTGGGTAGGAGTAGCTAACCTACCTAGTTAGTTATATCTCAGTAGCTCAAAGCAGAGCGAGGTGTTATATGGTTGGAGCAGCCTCATTAGCTCCATAAAGAGGAATCATATAAAACCTAAGGATATAGGTTCGAGACCTATCTGAGTAGGGAGGGGGCGCTCTCCCGTATCAAAACAGAGGTGGCGGAAAATGTAGACGCTAGAGGAGAGAATAGAATAGCAATACGTGGTATTGTGTGGATGATTTGTCTGAGAATTCGGCTATTCACTGTAGGGTGTAAATCCCTACCCTCTGTTTGTTTTATGCAACAGAAACTCATTGGTAGAGTGCTAGAGATTGTAGGTTCGATTCCTACCTGTTGCAATTGAGGCTAACAACAGGCGACCTCACTTTGAGAGCATACTAAGGTTAGTCTATTTAGGAGGAGGACGCTCCTCCATTATCAAGAAACTTAGCAGGTGCAATTCCTGATCTCTTGACCTTTAATCTATTTACAAATATCAGGATGATATTAATCTTGTTGGTATTAGTGTTCTTGTTTCTGTATCTGTATCTAAATGAGGTGAGTAAAAATGAAAAA